TTAGCCGTACTGAGCTAATGCAACATAGAAGCCCGGCTTGATTGGTTAACCGCTGCTCTTTGCAATGTCATGCCTAAACATCACATTGAGAGCCGGGAATAGCGGTGGAGGTTTTGGAGAATAAGTCCATGCAAAGCTAGGTAGTTGGTTGTGCTGCGTAACGGAATCGAACCGTTGCTTGCCAGCCGTGGGGGAGACAGGCTGGCATTCCCCTTACAATTGGAAACGCAACATATAAAGTCCGGCGAATGGAAAGAGTGAAAAGCATTCGCCGGTGAAAGGAGGAATATGCTTGTTGACACGCACGCGAGTAAAATGACAAAATCCCGCGTGCAAGCTATTCCTTTAAGGGAAGCTGCAAAACTTCCTGCGTACATTATAAGCCTTGTCAAGTGGTGAAATCAAATAAATAGACCCAGCGAACACAATATATTGTGTTTTTAATCAAAATGGCCTCTTGACAGGCTCAATTTTACTGATTCCGTTGTACAATTCATCAGCAAGCTGTGCCAGACTGTCCGGTGCATCATCGTGCGGAACTTTGCCAAGCTGCGTGAACATCGTCACCTGTTCCATGAATGCCTTGTACTCTTTCGACTGGTGTTTTTCATCAAGGAAATAGAACCGTTTGATGTCCGGCGCATACTGGATGATTCTTGACAGCTTGCTTTGACCACTTGGCGCACGTTGGCTGCGGACGGAGCAGTGATAACCTTGTTGCCGGAGCTGGCTGTCTACCACATCACAGTATTCATCGCCGCCGTTGTTGGCTTCGCCGCGCACCACGTTGATTTTGTGCTGGATGATTTTGCCTACGACTTCCGGTCTGGTCACGGTCTTATCGCCGTTATTGAACACGAGGTCAGGAATGAACACGGCATCTCCGTACACATAAGCAATAGGACAGGCGGTGAAGTCACCGCCGCCCCATGCAATATCCATGACCATGAGCTTGCGATCAGGTTCTCCATCAGGCAGAACACCGTTGAAATACCGCAATTCATCAGCAGGGAACAGCAGACCTTCACGCACATAGGGCTTGCCCATGTACTTTGCCCACCATGTTGCATCGTCAATGCTGGCTTTCATGTCAGCATAGTAGGCATCGTCAAAGCCCACACCGTAGTCATAATTGAAATTGCTGTGTCCGTTCTCGTCCACCGCAGGAATCACACGGAATCTGTACTTTGGATTGTCTGCATACTGGTTCTGGATGCGTCCCAGAGGGTCAAGCACGTTCCAGCGTGTGCCGACCATCAGCTCCAATGCGCCTTGCTTTTTGCGGTCTTTCAGCTGGTTCAGATAGGCATCGTATTTGTTGTTCAGGCGCTCAACATTCAGGCTTTCCTCCAAGTCCTCAATCAAGTCATCACTGTACAGAACGCCACCCTCGCCAATTTCAACTGCACCAGTCAGCGTACCACCAATAGAGCGACAAGTTAGGGTTGGGAAGCGCTTCTTTCGGTTCAGATCAACGCTTTCGTCCTTTGCGCTTTTGTCCACAAGCTGAACGTCAGGGAAGATTTTGCCCCAGTTATAGGTCACAGGGTCAGTGATGATGGACAGCACTTCGCCGTAGAAGCCATTGGTCAGCTTGTCAGAATGCCCGCTCATAACCGATGCAACGTCAGGGCGGTTGCCCATCAGCCATGTAATGAAGAAGATACACAGCGTGGACTTGCCAACGCGAGCAGGTAAGCTAACCCCCAAGAAGTCGATTCGCTTATAAAACAAGTCCTCAAGGTCATCTGCCAGCACTTTCAGAACCCTGCGTCTCGGCTGATAGAACTTCTTCTCCGGCGCACGGTTCCATTCAAGGTAGATGCAATAGCTGTCGAACACATCCTTTGCTTCAAACAGGTACGTCCGACCGATAATGTCATAGACTTTTGCCACGTCCTCGCCTGTTTTCATCTTTCCCATCATGGCTGCGCAGACAGAGCGTAGCTCACCAGAGTATTTGTAGGCATCGAACCGCTTGTCCTGTGGCAGAGCGTCTCTCAGGTTCACTACCGACTGAAACCAGTCTTCATAAACCTGTGCTTCGGTCGGATTCTGCTTTGCATACGCTTTGATGCTGTCAATGATGGCGATACACTGCTTTGGCTGCATAAAAAAATAGGCACCCCCTACCTGAAAATGTAAAGAGTGCCTACAACTGCACAAAAATCAAATATTCGGTTTTATAATTTTGCTTCAGAAAATTATTTACTAAAATCCATCTTAATAAATGGGTTGCTCAGTTTATTTGACTTCTTCTGCAAGCTGGTTGAGCCTGCGTTTCAGCTCGTCCGCATCGTAGTACAAAGCGTCTGCGACGGCATTGAGAATATCGGGCTTGTCGGTGTAATCGCACAGCGTTTCAATGAGTTTCAAACTCTGTTCTGACAATTTTACGGGTTTCATGCTTTATTCCTTTCTCTGACTATGTAAAGTAGGCTTCGGTTCTTCATCCCCAAGCATCAATTTGTAGCGAAGATACTTTTCAATGATACTGTGTCTTTCTGCCAGTGTACCGTAAATAAAGACGAGAGCATCTTTAGCAGCATCGTATTCATTCGGGAAAATGACAATTTCCTCGTTTGCAAAGGTTACGGTGCAGTTTTCCGAATGACAGGCTTCCAAGAACCTCTTGATTTCAAGGAATCCACCAAAGTCAAGCATAGACCGCAGTGTGATGCTACCATTCTTAACAATCAGTTCTTCTCCCCGCATATTATCCAGCCTTTCTCTGTTCAGCAATCCGATACCATGTCTGGCGGGTCACGCCAAGCTGTTTGGCGGCATCCGTGACCGTCAAAAGATTTTGCGAAACTTTTTCGTAAAGTTCCTTATACAAAGAAAAATTATAAGAGGTGGGTTTTCTACCCTTATATTTTCCAGCGGCTTTTGCCTTTGCGATTCCATCAAGGAATCTTCTCTTATATTCGGTTTTATCTTCTTCTGCGTCAATAATCGGATAGCCTTTTTCCTTCAGCTTATATTTTGTCGAAATCTCCATTGCTCTTGCAACATCTCTAGGCAATTCATCAGAGATTTTCAGAGTGACGCATTCGTAATTATCCAAAAACTGTTTGAATGTCTCACTCCTCTTGTTAATGTCTTTGTATCTTCCTTTTCTGCCCATGCCAACATAAAATGGCGTGAGTTCTTTGCGTTCAATGAAAAACCAGATATACACGCAATAATGCTTTTCATCTTCTGATAGCTTTTCCATTTGCTTTTCAAAGTCCATATTTTCTCCTTTGTTATTGCAGACTTCCCAAAGAAATGGTATAATACTTCTGCTACCATTTCTTTCTGTTTTGAGAATGGTGGTGGTCACTTTGGCGGTAGTTCTGTGGTGGGACTTCCGCCTTTTCTATTAAAAACTGCAATCGCAATTTTTACAAAATAGGTTCCTGCTTTCCTTTTACCCATTCATCATTTTTTCCGTAGCGGTAATAGCCCTCATAAGTCTTTCTGTTCCCAAGGATAGATTGAATTGTGCTAGAGGTAAACGGCTTTCCGTTTCTGCCGCAGTAGCCTTCTTCATTCAATCTGTCTGCTACGCCACGAATTGTATTGCCAGCATCACGCAATTCAAAAGCACGCCGAACAATTATCGCTTCATCTTCTTTGATTGAAAGTTCACCATCCTTAACTTCGTATCCCATCGGAGCCTTGCCGCCGCTATAGCCGCCGCTTGCAGCCTTAATGGCTCTGCCACTAGAAGTCCTTTTCGTGATGTTCTCACGCTCCATTTGAGCACAGCAAAGAGTAAACGCTTCAAGCATTGTAGAAAAAACTCCCATTTTCCCAAAATCTTCCGCAACGCTAATAAGAGAAATCTCTTTTTTGAGCAGAAGCATCTTGTAATAATAATAAACGTTGATGTCTCTTGCAACTCGATCGCTTTTTGCAACAACAACCGCTTCATACGGAGGATTGGAAACATCGCCATACACGATACTATCAAATCCCGGCCTTTCCTTTGCACCGGATTCACCAGCATCAGTAAACCACTTGATGATATTCATATCATTCTTGCGGCAGTATTCTTCGATTTGCTCTTTCTGGGCTTCCATTCCAAATTTATCTTCGCCACATTGCCCATCAGTGGAAACTCTGACATACGCAGCTACATTTTTCATTTTTACCAGCTCTCTTTCTTGACCCTATTATACACTATGTACGTTTAATCGTCAAGAGAAAGTTTGCGTATTTTTAGCTTTTTACTATCAACAGGGGGGTCAAACGGCTGTAAACTTTTTCGTTGCTTTACAAACTGTATACTCGAATACTAGCCTTACGAATTATCGAAAAATAATTTTCAAGTTACTATCACTAGGGTAAACTAATCCGTTTACGGGAGTACTATCAAATAACGTAAATTTACGTTAGAATGCGTAAAATGTCACAGATGTGTGACTGAATTATACAAATTGGGCTGTTGACAACTATATACCAAGCGTCTATAATCTAAGACAGCAGAACACACGATGAATCAGCCAACAACGGTAGATTTATCCTTTGTGGCATAAAAAATAGGCCATCAGCACCACCGACCAAAGTTGCACTGATGACCTATTCCACCACAAAACAGAAGCTGCGCAACCAAGGGCGCAGTCTCGGTTTCTGTCAATTATTATAGCAGAAGCAGACCGCTTCTGCAATAGAAAGGAGCAAAAAACATGAAATTTCCCACGACAACCGAAGAATTTCTGAAAACCATTGCCCATGGCAAAGAGCCGACCAGCGAGGATAGGGAGTACGCAGAAGCGCTGGGTAAGCTGTCCGAGCTGAACTACCGGGCAGGATACGAAGCGGGAGCAGCCAAAAATAAGGGCTGAGTTTTGTGCAAAACGTAGAAAGTGGTTTGTCAAGATGAACGAACACTAAATGTAGTGTTTCGTGGGTCTATTTCCGCTTGACTTTACTACATTTTGCGATTACACTTAATGCACCTCAAAGAAAGGAGATAAGAACATGGCAAGAAGTCCTTACATCGAAGCATACCGCCATCAGGTAGCCGTTGGCTTCACTGATCGTCAGTATGAGTTGCTGGTGGAGCACTGCAAGAAGTGCCGCGTATCGCTGTCGCAAGCCGTCCGCGATGCCTACCTTGAGAAGTACCCCATGCCCAATGAAAACGAAAAATGATACGTCCGCTTGGGTCGGCAAACTTTAGCGAACGTATCATGTAAACCCTGAGAGAAGCATTCTCTCGCCGTTATTATAGCAGAAAATTGCTTCTCTCACAAGTGAAAAGGAGCTTTTTAATGCAACTTTCTTTGTCTGAGAACATCAAAATCTTCAACAACGCCGAGTTTGGCGAAATTCGTGCCGCACTTATTGACAACGAACCGTGGTTTGTGCTGAAAGATGTATGTGTAGCATTTGGAGAAACCAATTATCGACGCGTTGCCGCCAGATTAGATGATGAAGAAAAGGGTGTGTCACAAATCAACACCCCCGGCGGCACACAAAGCATGACTGTTGTGAATGAAGCTGGGCTTTATTCTGCGTTGTTTGCAATGCAGCCAGAGAAAGCTCGTGGTGTCAATGAGGAATATATTTCCAATAGACAAGAGCAATTAAAGAAATTCAAGCACTGGGTCACTCACGAAGTTCTTCCGTCCATCCGTAAGAATGGAATGTACATGACCGACAATCTGTTGGAGACGGCTATTGCCAACCCGGACTTTGTGATCGGGCTGATTCAGAACATGAAAGCCGAAAAGGAAAAGAACGCAGCGTTGCAGACGCAGAACAAGCAGCTCTGCGAGAAGAACGAGGAGATGCAGCCTAAAGCAGACTACTTCGATGACCTTGTGGCATGGAACTTGGCTGTTTGTTTTCGTGGCACGGCAAAGGAACTACGCATTCCTGAACGCAAGTTCATCCAATCGCTTATTGAAGATGGTTACATCTACCGTGACAAGAACAGAAATCTCCTGCCGAAAGCTGGCAAAGGTGATGAACTGTTTGTCGTTAAGGAATTTCTCAATCGGAAGAATAAACATGGCGGTTTGCAGACCAGAGTAACGCCGAAAGGCCGTGAGACATTCCGTTTGCTTTATGCAAGCATCCGTAGAAGCGTATAACAGCCAATAAGAAAAGCCAGTGGTTAGAAAATATCTAGCCGCTGGCTTTTTGTGTTATGCGTTTATTCCTCTACAAGGTCTGCGTACTTGACTTCAATACGGGGCAGTTCATCGGTAGTGCTGGTCAATGCTCTGGTGATTTTCTCAAGCCCGGTGAACTCACCGTAGACGTTGATAATGTCATCTTCCAGAATCTTCACAGCATCGCCACCACGCTTATCCAGCATATAATACTCGTCATCGGCATAGAAGCCGTATCCGCTGTTGTCCGTGTAGGTTCTCCATGCTTTTTCGCCGCCGGAGAAGTTTGCGTCAATAATCTGCGAGACCTTTACCTTGACAACAATCTTGGTGCCCTCATACTTTTCAGGATAACGGCACAGCTCCTTATAGTCCACAGTCTGGCACTCAGCCTTGTAATCATCCTCGCTGATTTCAGGCACAGACGCAACGGAAGAAGCGGTGGATGCACTTGCCTTAGTGGTGCTACTGCTTGCAGAGCCGTCAGAACTGCTGCTAGAGCCACCAATAGCAGACAAAACAATCAAAACAATGATGGCGATAAACCACCAGCGCTTGTAGATGGGCGGCTTGTTCTTACCGCCACACTGAGGGCAGACCTTTGCACTTGCGGCAATCTCTGCGCCACAGTGCTTGCACGTTGTCATTTTACTTTTAGCCATTGTAGATTCCTCCCTTTCAAGGCTTGTAAGGCAAGTATAGCACAGAACGCAGACCCTTTGTAGGGGTCTTTTTGTTTTTGCGGGAAATTTTTGAGATTGACAATAGTGGGTAGGGCTTTTTGAGCAGAAAAGAGGGGGTAGGCAGGAAAAACGCCTTTTTTGAATTTTTTCTACGCGAGGTGTCGACCGCCCCACCCCCGGCTCGCCCCATATACCCCGCCGGTGGAGACCCAAGCCCCAGCGCACCCGGACAGACTGCACTCGATACCAGACAGGCCGCGTCTGGCAGATCGGGACGGCGGCGCTGGAGGGCACAGCGCTTGTGCGTTGCGTGTGCAACATTTTTATGCACTTGTACGTTTAATCTTGAATATACTATTGACTTGTACGTTTAATCATGTATAATAGTAAATGTACAGAGGATGTACACCACCACACCACCACAAAACAGGAGGACAAAAACCATGAAGCTAGAATTCAGAACCAAGAACACCGCATACGGAATGGCGCACTATCTGTGCATTGACACTAACGCAAAGACCTTTTCCCGCGTCCCTGATGGCTGGGTATCTAAGGACGTGCCCGTTGTAGCAAAGCGGGATATGGACACAATCAAGGCTCAGGCCATTGCAGACGGATACACGGAGGTATAAACCATGAAAGCAAGAAGAAGCATGCGGGATATTAAATCTCAGTATCCGACCATTATCCAAGTAAGTTATTGTGATGCTCAGGCCATGTTGTGCATGGACGACCCCGCCGCCTACACCTCTGGCGTGTATGGATGGAACGCAGATATTTACCCGATCGCCTCAGGCGTTGCGATCTGCACCGGATACCGCCCCTTTGGGAACGTCAAGCCAGACCGCGAAACGGTTCGCCGTTACGAAAAGCGGGCGCAAGAAATGCGCCGGGATTTGTGGAACGCTGAAGTTCTGGCGGAGCACCTGCATAACTTGCAAAAGGAATTTATTCGGGAGGTGTGCAACATATGATTACATTGGACTTTTCCCAGTGGGCGGCCCTCTGGTACATCGGCGGCATAGCATCCGGCTTTCTTCTCTGTCTGGTCTGGCTCAACAATCGGGCGGAGCAGTAAGGAGGTAAGACAATGACAAAAGAATTTCGTACAAAGCTGCTTAAAGCTGGCGCATTAGATACTGCAAAATATCGGTATGCCGTATATCACGGCCACGCCTACGACGTTATCAAACGAATTAAAAAAACCGAAATCCGTTCTTGGAACGCCGAAAATGACGAATATTGGGAATCCGTTGAATACATTTGCTATTAAATGAGGTGTAAAAATGACTGATTTTGAAAAGAAAGTGAACGCATACCGCGAAAATAAGCGGCTCATTGAAGAACTTGAAGCAATGAATGACGCCGTAAAGGCTGAAATCATCGACATGATGCACGGTGCGCCGGAGATGGTACAGGGCACGGCAAAGGCCATTTACAAGGACGTGCAGAGCGTCCGACTCGATAGCAAGCTTTTGCAGGCAGCGCACCCGGATATTTATGCTGAGTGCAGCAAGCGCACCACATACAAGCGTTTTAGCGTGGTATAAGGGGGTGCACCAAATGATATTATCTTTCGTTTTGTTTTTCTTCTGGTTTTTCTCGGCGCTGTTCAAAGCGTCCAAGTGATACCGCCCGGATACTTTAGCGGGGCTGCACCGTAAAGCAACCCCGCCCCAGCCCAAAAGGCCAAAAATATTTTTACAAGTTCTATCAAAAGGGCTACAAGCATGGTATACTAAAGTAAAGGGGCAAGGTCCAGAAAGTGAGTGAAAAGCATGATGATTAAAAGCATTTATGAGTATGACACGGGCGATGGCATTATTTGGAGTCCCAACGGTTGCGGCATTGAGCATCACAAAAAAGACTGCCCCCTACTTTCAGAGCTTGAAGTAAGATGCGAGCGTATGAGCGACAGCGATTTTTTCGAGGCCATCCAAAGCGCTGAGTGGCGCAAAGCTCATATTTACAACCCAGACAAAGACCCCCGCTATGACTGGGTGAAAAGAGTCACAGGATTGAAACACATCAGATAAAGGAGGTTTTACAATGGCCGTACATGATAGAAATTTTTATAAAAGTATCGTCCGCAAGATGATTAAAAGCCAGCTTGATAAATGGGAAGAGGAAGGCTATAAATACACCTTGCAATATAATTCGTATACAAATGTTTACTGTTTGTACTACACCGCCCCCGGTGAAAAAGCTTGGAGCTGTGCAGCGATTGAAGCCAGCGAAATCTAATATATATGCCCGGCCACGCGCCGGGTTTTTCTTTTGCCTTGCATCTGCTGAGGGTGCAGGGCTTTTATTTTGCCCTACTGCAATACAGCCACATACAAGCGTTTATAGTGTCTTTTATATCATCCATGCAGTTATACCACTAACGCCATAAAACAGCGTACAGGGCTTTAGAGGCGCTTTTCCTGTGATTTGCCCCATTCTACCGCCGCAAATAACAGACCGACACAAGCGGCTATAATACCACCTGCCTCACGCTGGAGCGTATCACAGCGGCGTGGTGCCTCCAGCACATACCGGATACCAACGCCACGACGGACGCCGCACAGGTCAGCACAGCCGCCCTATTATAATAATGTATATAAGGGTGCAGGGGTGCGCCCCTGTTATGAATCCATGCCAGACGGTGCAGCATATCACAGACCATGCCAGCCCGGCGGGGTGGATCGCTGGCAAGTGCTGACACGCTGTCAGCAGTACAGACCCGGCGCACCTGCTGAGGGGGTCAGCGTCTCCACCTGTACAGGGTCAGCCGGGCGCCCTCCACCCGGCGGGGCAGTCCAGCGGCGGGCGGCGCGGAACCATTGGCGGCTTGCGCCGCATCTCTTTTTCGGGCTTTCGCCCGATAGCTAATAGAGGTCAGCAATAGTCGCAGCGTTCCGGCTGGAATAGTCGTAACAGGTTCTGAAATAGTCGTAGTCAATAGTCGTAATTTCTCCGATAAAATAGTCGTAGAACAGTCGTAAAGTCGTCAGACGACTAGCTTTTGAAAGTCCTATATATAGTATAGTAACGAGCAGCCAGCTGATAGTCGCAGAGTAATAGTCGTAGCGTTTTCTGGCGAATCATCGTCAAATAGTCGTGTATTTTTTGTGTGAAATAGTCGTTCGCCTTTTAGAGAAAGAGAGGTGCGATAGTCGCTAAGTCATCAGACACTCCAAAAATCAATATATGTAAAGACACCTGTCAATTTTAATCCCAGTCGCATTACCTCAAAATCTTTAACCATCGTACTTATTATAATAGTCGTAAACAATTGCTCAATCTTTTTAACTATTATTTCGCTGGGATAGTCGTATCATCTGATTCGGCCTGTTCATATCCAATTTAATTCCTATTAACGCACTATGATATTTTATTCAATTCATAGCATTCTACTGGGAATAGTCGCAAACTAAATACATCAATATTTTTAACAAACAAAGCAAACCGCTCCGGCTGGTCAGTTGCTTTCGATTCGCAATCAGCTGCTCATATAGTCATACAACATTTCTACATATTCAACCGACTACAAAATGAAGTCAATCATCCATGTGAAATAGTCGCAGACCATCCACAAACACAAATCTCACGCCATTTTTCGCATACGGTCTGCTCTGCTGGCTAACGGTATAGCTTTGGAAATAGAGGGTTGTAGGGGGAAAGAACCTTTATGGAAACATTTGGTTGTCGTTTTTAGTTGTCGCAGTTGTCGCACCATTTTGGCGTGGGGGCCTCAAACAATTTATTTGTTTGAGGGGGGAGTTAGGGGGATTATAGGGGGTAATAGGGGTTGTAGGGGAAAGAGGGGGAAGAAAGGGGGGAAGATTGGATGCAAACGCATCATGTGCATCCATTTGCATGCAAACGCATCACGCTGATAGTCGTAGCCATATTAGTCCAAACGCCACTCGATCGAGGTGGTTCCTGCTCAAAATCAGACCTTGCCGTTTTCTCTCGATAAATAACAAGAGAAAAAAGCACGGAATAGTCGCAGAGGGTAGTTTTACCACCTGATACCATTCCATGCTTTTCATTCCGTTTGTTAATTGGTGATTATAGCGGAGATTTGAATTCTGCTGTCTGCTTGCATCTTGCGCATACGCTCCGCAGCCGCTTCTTTCTGTTCGTCCGTCATAATTCTTGTGGTTGCAAACCGAACCAGTCGCTTGGGCATCTCATACCACTTACCGTCCTTGCCCTGTTTGACCAGCTTGTACGATGCAGGTTCACGTTCGCACAGCTTGTCAAGCTTGCGCATATACACCGGGTCAGCGGTATAAACCGATGCAGTATCTTCCGCTGCATTGAAGTTGACGATGGTCTCTTGTTCCAGTCGAGTGATGTTCATAATCGTTTTCCTCCGTTTGCTGATTGATAAAAAATATTTATTGGGTTCAGACGGTAACTTTATCGCCCAAACCCTGTTGTCTGTTTTTCTTGCCTGTTCTACTGTGACGATACAAGCGCAGAAGCGATGCTAGGCTACTATCACTCAATCGCTTCGTATGTTTTCTCGAAAATATCAGGCTTGCATGGGTAGATTTCGCCATTTACGCCACGAATGATATAATCGCCAGCCCTCGCAATCATAGTCCCTTCAAGCGTTTTAATCTCGCACCACGCAGGGTCATCGTGAAACTTTCCGAAATCATGCGTGATAATATCATTGCTACTTACTGCATCCCAAAACCAATCTTCGCCAACAAGGCCTCGTGCATTTAGTTTGAATGCTTCGATAACAACTGGCTTCTTGCGGTATTTCATGTTTATTCTCCTTTCATTACATCCACACGCATTCTTTGAACTGCTGTGTTTCCATCTGGAACGTGATGTCTAGTGACCCCACGTTGCCCTCTTTGTTCTTCTCAAGCGCAAAGTGATAATGCTCTTCTGGTCTCTTTTGCGTTTTTACTTTCTGCGCCAACAGGATAATTGCATCTGCGTCCTGCTCGATTTGCCCGGATTCTCGCAAGTCTGCGGCAGTTGGTGGGATGCCCGCTCTTGCGGTCTCTCGATTGAGCTGCGCAAGGGCTACCACCAGCGTTCCCGTGGACTGTGCGAACTCATGTAGTGCCATGCTGATCTCCGTAACGGCACTGTATCGGTCTTTCGCTCCGGCTTGATGGATAAGTTGCAAATAGTCGATGAAAACCACTTTAGCTTGCATCCTGATGGACTGCGTTCTAATCCACCCTACGCTTTTGCCAGCGGCAGAGCGGACGAATAGCGGATATTTCTTGATAGCTGCCAATCGGTCAAGTTCGTTAATGCTGACGGTCTTGTTTTTGACCGTGTGCAGCGGTACGCCTAACTGGTTTGCGATGATACGAGCATAGAGGGTATCCGGGTCAGTCTCTAGGCTGAAATACGCCACCTTACGTCCGTTCTTAGCTATTTCACAGGCAAGTTGCAGGGACAAAGCGGTCTTACCAGCAGACGGTCTGCCGCCAATCACAACGAAGTTGCCCGGCACAAGATGCAAGTTGTTGTCCAACACCCTAAGCCCTGTGCTGATATACTCCGGCTTATCATCCAGCTTGCGGATGTAATTGTCTATGCCATCACACATCGGGATGAAATCGCTTCTCTCGTTGTGTATGTTGATAGCTTCGCCTAGCTGCTCATAGATGCCTGTCAGGTCTGCGTATCTGGTCGAGCCATCAACGATTTTGAACGCAAGCTCTCTAGCTCTTGACAATGCTGCCTGTTCCTTGACGATTCTAGCCCATCCAAGCATCATGTCGTGGGTGACGTTGCGGATGAACTCTGCGCCAAAGGCATCCAGACATTCGCCCATTGCTTTCTTGCAGTTATCGTATCGCCCCATTACTTCTACTGGGTTCCACTTGTCGTTGTGTTCCCAATAGCCACGAATGGCAGCGAATGTATCACGCAGTTCAGGGCAGAAATCGTCGATTTTAAGGTCTTGCAGCACATCGGCGTATTCCGAGAATGTGAGGACTGCCCCCAGCAGGATGTATTGGGTCTGATTTTCAATGTTCACCGCAGAAAGTCTCCCTCGTCAGGCAATTCAGCCATTGTCTGCTGATAGCCACAGTTCCAGTCCTTCACGTTACGCATCCAGTTCCGTGCAGCAGCTTTCCAGTCCTTCATAGGTGACTTGCCGACCTTCCAGCCATTTGCCGTGAAGTGATCGACAAATCGTTCTGCTTCCGATTCCATGCAACCTTGATTTGCAAAGTATTCTTTGGCTTGCTCAACATTCGGTGCTTTGAAGCGTTTGACTTCGTTGGTATTTTTCTTTTCACATTTTTCTTTTTTATCAGATTCAGATACAGAACCAGATACAGATAAGGCATCGTTTGCATCCATTTGCATATTTTGCATACCAATGTATGCGTTTGCATCATTGGTATGCGTTTGTATGCACTTGCATTTTTCATTGTTCCAACGCTTATTTGCATTCCGTCTGTTTTTCTCGATTCGTTCCTGCCTTTTCTGTGCATTCATATCATCGAACGCCTTAACGACTTTCCAGAGCATCCGCATAGCACGGTCGTTGTCGTATGCTGGCTCAAGTCCAATCTCAACATACTGTGCGTAGTTGCGGATGAATGCTCCAAATTCCTCGTTTGTCAGCTCGTCCATCGCATGAACGTGTTCCAACAGAAGAATCATTGATGTTCTCGGCTTGTGTTCCTGCTCCATACTTAATCCTCTTTGTAGCGTTTGTTCCATGCTTCGATGGCTTTTTCTTCACTAATCGCATCAGATGTCTCAACTCCACAATTATTGCACATCACAAAATAAGTCATACCGTATCCAAACGGACGAATCAATTCTATTTTGGGCGGCTTTGCACCGCAGAACGGGCATCTCTTGAGTTCTGTCATTTTCTAAATCCTTCTCTCGTTCTCTTGATTCTCTTATGCGCCTTTACAGGCCTTGTGCCTTTGCCGTACGCCGGGCGGATATGTTTTGCCTTGATGTACCCGCAAGGAGGCTTCGGCCCGAAATCAAAAAGGCTCAAGTCCATAACGATGATGCCAAACTTTTTGTTTGTCATGTTTAGCCCTCCTATACCATCGGAAACGTCATTCAATGCGTCACAGGGCACTGAATGTTCGGGTCAATAGTCGGTGTTGCATCAATAGCATCCAGCACCTCATCATAGAAAGCTCCTCCATCGGGATTCGAAAACGAACTAGCTCTGTCTGCGTCCAAAGCGCATTTTTCAATCTTCTGGCGCAGCGCATCTGCATCAATCGGTCTCATATCTGTCAACCCTCCGGCGCATAAATGCGCATCCAATGCGTCACCGTCACATCTTTCGGCAGTCTCTCGCCTATCTCATCCCAGAACTGACCGTCTGCGTAACAGCCAAGAAAGTATACCGTGGGCGAGATTCCTTGCAACATTTTTCCATCTTTATCACGCCACGTCGTCTTAGTCGCAAGCAACAAATGCTGCGCCCGCTCTCGTGGCGGTTCGCTTGCTGGATGCCAAAGTGCATTAGCCATGTGCATTCTCCATTTTCGCTCCACAGTTCGGGCAGTAGTTCCAACGTGTATGATGATTTTTTGTGTGGCATCTGCTGCACTCAAACCTTGTAAATGTATCGTCCTGTACAATCCATTCAGCAGTTCTTTCCAGTGCTGTCGGGGCATCCTCCACTACGTCAATGGCATCGCCAATACCGCAAGCACGGCATCTAACGCCGTTGTAGTTCTCACAGCCATCGCAATATGCTTTCTTGATTCTTTCAATAAGTGCGTTTCGTTCAAGGTATTCTGGATAATTAGCCATTGTCTTTCACCTCGATTGTTGGCGCATTTTCAATAGCTGTTATTACGTCTCCGAGCACATCGAACATCAAGGCGTTGAATGTGTAATCAGCTTCATCCACGCTTACATACTTCATCTGCCTATCAGAAAAATAACGTTTGAGCGCATTTGCATCAATCGGTCTGACTTCCATTGTCCTTTCTCCTTTCAATCTCCTTGCAAACCGCTTTGTAAAACTCATCCCACGTCTCATAGTCGAAGGAATCTCCAAAATAGAAATCAGTCCGCTTTCGCTCTGCAATGTCCCGCTCAAAGCAATCAAGCGTCTTGTTCGTCAGTTTCGGCAGGAGCGGTGTGATGTATCCGCAAACAAGACTAGGCATATACGACCGTCTGCCCAAGCAGTAGCGGACGGCGCAGTTGCAGATTGCTCCGAAGTCGTCACTGGTGGGTTCTACCATGCCTTTTGGAGCATCTGACCTTAAATCATCAACGCTGCATTCAAGGGCTTTTGCAAACTTTATCAGTCGCGTTTCCTTTTTTACGTCACGCTTTTGCTTTTCAACGGCACTGACATACGCATTGGTTGTTCCGATCATCCTCGCAACATCTTTCTGTGTGATGCCAAGTTCAAGTCTGCGCTTCCTGATTTTCTCCCCTGTTGTCATTTTTATACTCCTGCCTTGTACATCGCATATAATGCCGCAAACCCAATCAAATAAATTATGACGTGGATGATTGCATCTGCAAAAACCTTTTTATTTCCATTAGGAATTTCGTTCAAAAATAAATCCCATATTAAAATTTTTTCAACAAGATATGCTATCCCACATATAAATGTTCCAACCAGAAAAGAAGCTAAAACCACAATCAACGCATTTCCAAGATTACTCATTCTCTTTCTTCTCCCATTCCTTGCATCCGCGTTCGTCCCACACGAAGTCTGCAACGTGTTCTGACTGGTCGTTCACGCACACGCCCTCCGGCTCTGCGTACCATTTGCAAGAGCCGCAGGACGGCTCCGTTTTGTTCTCACAGGATTCCGCTGTGCATCGGATAGCCTTGCCAGCAGAAAACTGCTTGATGCCCATGCAAGAGCAATGCTCGGTGGTGCAGTAAACATCCATTATCTCTCCCCTCTCTTTCTTCTTCTGTTGGCATTGAACCGTTCGATCACTCGCTTATATTCTTCATAGCACTCCGGGCACAGGTCGCCTGTGTCCCTGCGCCACGCCCAGTCCTTGAAGTATTCGTCAGGGTTCATCATCCTGCCACCCAGAACCGCTCCGCAGCGGTCACATACTCGCTTGCGGTATATTCCTCTGTCAGTCTGCATTAGTGCTCCTTTTCATCAAATTTCTTTTGCATCTTGGCTCTCAACGCTTCGATACGTTCCTTGTCGTCGGTGATAATCTCATACTTGTCGCCAGACCAGCCAAGCGGAACATCTTCCGTGTATTCGATATAGATTTTTTCCGGGTGCGTAGGCGGCTCATAGGGGAATGTCACGTTTTTGCGAAAGCGGCCACTTGTGAACCACGTAAGACCACCGTTGTCAGAATAAGCGATTGCGTCAATGTCATGTACTTCAATCGTGTTACCTTGTGCATCAGTGGTCTTGAACACGCTTGAGCATCGTTTATTTTGGAAGCATCTTTGCCCCATTTCGTTCGACACATTAACCCATTCATCATCTTCGCCAGTCAGCGGAGTAATCGGTTTGAAGCGCAAAAGTCGCTCCAGAATAGACATTGCATATCCAGCGGTAAATCCACTATGACCTTGACTTGCAAAAAGTTCAATAATGTCAAGGATGTTCTTATTAATTGCATCCTGCAACCCGTCTCCGTCTTTTGTAATACGTGCAAGTTCTGATTTTGCATATTCTACGGAACTGCTCATTTTATTTTTCCTCCCCAACATCCTTGAACAAGATTTCTTTGTTGGTTTTCCAGTCTTTGATTTTGCACGGAATATCCGTGCCGGGTACGGTCTTTTTCAGCCCATCCATCTGCCAGACGTTCCATGAGATGATAGCAGCCATCTCGCGAACCTTCCCAGCGTCAGGCTCTATGCCAAACAGCCACTTAAAGTTCTCTCGCCATGTCAGGAGCGTATTTGCTCTTGCAAGCAACAGGCTGTCACCCTGCCACTCATAGCCGTATGTAGTCGTCGCTGCGTCCTCTGCCACATCGTGCCATGTCCAGACATTCCAATCAAACCAGTTGTTTACACATTTCAGTTTGCGGTCAAATAGTCCTTTCCGTCTTGGTACCGGAATCTTTTTGCCTGTTACCGTGTCGTATCGGTTCACAAGAAATGGTGCTTCTCCGCAGGTGATTTCAAGGACTGTCGAATGGATGTACTTGATAGGCTCTTTCTTCATATCGGGCATCGCACCGTTTTCTTCGCCCATGTCTATCATCTTTTCGCAGACCCAAGAAGGAGTAAAAACCTCTGCTTTTGCTTTGGTTCTTTGCTTCTGCTCATCCAGACGCTTGAGAACTCGTGGCACTGGCGGGCACTTCTTGATTTGTTCTAACGTGATTTCATCCGCAAAGCCTGCGCCTAGTTCAGACGGTGGCTCTGTCGCCCATATGATGTTTTTGCCGGTAGTACGGTCTTTAAGCAAGATAAACAGCACCGCTGAAAGAATCGGGTCGGAGAAGTCAACCAACCGTTGTTTCATTTTTCGCTACCTCTCTGTACTCCACGTCAATCCCTTTCGGCAAAGCCGTCTGGTACTTCTGAGCCAACTGCTCTGCGCTCTGGGCATCGCCCAACGGCTGTTCAGGCGGCGCAACGGTGACTTCCACGTTGTCACGCATACCAAAGTAGTTCTTGGCTCTGAAAATCCACTCTGCCGGGTTCTCCTGACCGTACATACCGTTGTATGCCCACATGGACTGCATTTGCAGAATCAGCTTGAGGATGTACTTCTGCTGCAAGCTGTCGTCACGGCGCTTGCCCGCCATAATCTGCTTCAGGCTCACCCATTCGATGCCCAGAACCAGTGCAATCCATTCCACCACAGGGGAAATTCTAGCTTCGATGCAAGCGTCAAAAAAGAAGTCAAGGCGTTGCTGCACTTCAATCGGGTTGTTCATGTCCACGCTCGGAAGGTCGCCAAAATACTTGGCTGCAATCATGCCGATGACTTTCTTGTCCTCTTCATCACCGATTCTCGACTGCAAATCGCCCGTGTTCAGCATCTTAGACCTCGTGATTGCTAACTCCTGTTGTTCTTTCACCTTTTTACTCACCTGTGATCGGATAGATTTCCGCTTGTTAAGCATCTGTTGTTTTTTCTTCTCGCGCTCTTTCTCACGCTTCGCGGCGGCTTCTTCTTTCGCCTTTTGAGCACGCTTCTCACGCTTTTTCTTTTCAGCTTCGGTCAGCGGCGGTCTGCCACGACCACGCTTCGGGGGAGTTGCCATGTATCAGACCTCCTTTGGTAGCTCAGGGAGTAGCATCCAATGCGTAACTCTCCATGTTTTTGGTGATAAATAAGAGCGGCGTTTCCAAATGTTCGTTTCTACATCGTAAAACGCCCTATCAGCAAATCTAACAGAAAGTCCTTGAACGACAACTAAATATGCACCAGATTTTTCTGGTGTTCTGCTATCAACCGCAATCCAGTTTTTCATTCTTACTCCTTGCCCGGAGCACTAGGCAATGGTGCCCAGTGTGTAATTTCTATGTTATACGGTCTATCGTCCAACGCAAATCCAGCATCATCTACCCATCCGCTGGCGCACATAAAAGCTCTTCTGCATACTTCAACATTTTCTTTGTTTGTAAAAACCATGTTCTCGTTTACCGTGTTCTTCTCGAAAACGAGAACCCTAACGCCAATTTCTGGCAATCGGTCGTGTACGCTAATCCACTCGTTCATAATCACGTTCTCACCTCTTCATCTTCGTTTCGATGCTGTCTAGCTTCCGTGCAATCCACCAGACGGAGCAGCAGCCGTCCAACTGTCGCCACCAAGCGCACTTTTCTTTCTCGCACACGCACCGCCCAAGCGGATTGCTGGTCATCTTCATCGGGCAGTAAAGTTCGTTGTCCATTGGTTATTCCCCGTTCATCTCATAACATTTGCTGTCGTTCTCGTTGAATCCCAAACACCAAGCTAACTCAGAAGCGATTTTCTGATAAATGCCTTTGGTATTAAGCTCAGTTTCGGATTCCGCACAGCCGCTATAAAGACCATACAGAAAAGCCAGCCTTTCACGCCCTACCATGTTAATTTCCTGAATCATCATTTCCACCCCATCACAACAGCCGCACAAACGGCCAGACACACGTTGATGAACAGCCAGACGAGCATTGCCTGCCGCTTTTCAAACAGGCTGTCTGTCATGTTTTTGATTGTCTGTTCGGACTGAACTACCACCGCCAGCAGGACTATGCAGACCAGCCAGCGGGTTACAAACTCAAACATTATTATCCTCCATCAAATCGTCCATGCTCAACTGACCGCTGACGTTGTCATCTTCCATCCACCAGCGAAAAACGTCCATGCCGGTCTGCCAGTCGCATGGCAAACCTTTTGATTTTCTGACATCAAGCATTCGTTCAAACGCTGAGATGTACATTTTTCCGTAGGCTGGCCAGCGCATAAACTCACGCTGTCTGCACCCCCTACCGGCCATAGGACAGCCGATGCAGCCAACGCGCTTCTGCCCTTCGCAATACAGCGGATTAACAGGCAAGTGTTCGTTGTGCGTGTAGTCCCATACATCATCGTCAGACCAGTCTACGATAGGATTGACAGTCATCTTACCCTTGAGGTTGCAGGTCTCGAACAGCTGCCGCTTTTCATCGTTGTCGCCCATTAAGATGATTCTTTTCGCAGGGTCTTTGTGCATCAGTTCCATCACGCCACGACTGTTTTTGCGCCGTGCAGATTCTGCCCACCGAACGCCTGTTGCAATAAACCGATTCTTTCCCGTGTTTTCCTTCAGAACATCACAGCAATACCGCACAAGTCTTGTTGGCGGCATCAGTTTTTGCGGAATCAGCGTCCACATGGAGACGGGCTTGTCCTTGTATCGTGGCATGACGATAGAGCATTTGATTCCACGATTTTCCATCGCCTTAACCTGCCCACGGATGAAATAGACCGTCTCCGGCGCATCTGCTGTGGTATGGCTGTTGACCACCTCGAAGTTGATTCCTGCACGTTCAGCCAGCGCCACGAGCACCTGCGAATCCTTACCGCCAGAGTATGTGACCATCAGCGGTTTCTTGTACCGATGCTCGGATAGCCGTGCGGCGTCCTGCAACCGTGCGATCGCAAGCTGTTCCTTATCCATCAGCTCCACCTTTCTCTCAGCTCTTTTTCGACCTGTTCTGACTTTGCAGTGATGTAATCCGCAAACTCGTCAGGGGTCATGTCCTCTTCTTTGAACTTGCCGACCATCTCCCAGTACCTGTCACCAATGCGGATGATTTTCTGCACCTGTTCATCGGTCAGGTCTGCATCGCACCGAAGGTTCTGGATCAGTGCACCCCATGTTGCAGCAATGCCATCCAGAGCCATGCGAAAGCCGTACAACTGGTTCTGTCTTGCGATTTTGCGGAGGTTGGTCGGCTTGACCTGTTTGCCACACAGGGGGCAGTTTCCGAATTTATTCATCTGACTGCTCCTTGTCGGTGGAAAGCTCGAATGTAACTTTTAGCTTCTTGTTTCCAATAACGCCCCACACTTTTTCGAGTTTTGTTTTGTCTAAACTATCCATTTCAATAATAAAATGAGACAGAACAGCGGAAACCGCTTCATCGGTCACATCAGACTTGCTTCTCCATAACTGCAATCCATCTTTCCGCTGCTTCATCATCGTTCCGGCATAGATGGTTCCGAATAGCCCGCATCCAACATGATATTCAGCCATTTTTATTCTCCTTTTCTTCAAGACGAGAGAGCCAACGCTTGTATTTAGCGTCCTCAATTTCAATCTCTGCGTCCCAAAATTCGCATTCGGAATCGAGGCTATCTCCAAACCAAGCATCGCACAAAGCCTTGACTGCGTTATTTATATCTGCAATTTCTTCTGTCAAATTCGCTTCACACTCTGCAACGCTCTTCGGCGTCGGGTTCGTACCATCCAGCGCACGGCGCAGCTTCAACGCTGCCTGTGCCAGTTCAGATGCTTCTTCTGCCAACTGTGCCAAGATTTCCGTCTTTGGCAGAATGTCTGAAACTTTCTTACTCACTTATTTCTCCTTTCAACCAGTTGTTCAGCTTTGCCATGCAAGAGGGGCAAAGAAACGGTTCATCATAGCAATCGCAACTTTAGTAGTCCCATGCGTCATGCACGTTCTTGTCAACCAGAATCACGGCATTTGGCTTATGCCTTCCCATCTCATCGGGCGGTTCAGGATTAAACACTTCACCGCAGCGGTCACATTTCATGCTCATTCTCTTTCTCCAATCTCTTTAGTAGTCCATCCACGTCATACCGCCAATGGACACGCAGCCTTTTTGCCTTGACCTCTATCCCCTCTTGCTCCGCCCACTGCCAAGGGATGCTCTTCCGGCTCTCATTGTAGCGAAACGTCAGAACCTTGCTGGCAGGGATTGCAAAGGTGCGGTTGACCGCCCTATAATTGACTATCACATGGGCGGTCTGACCACTGTATCCCATTGCGCCTACCATGTCAGTGATGTGCTTTTCTTTGCGGTATTTGCACTTTACCTTGTCGTACTTGCCGAACACCTTTTCCAGAGGGATAGAAAGTGTTTCAATGGTTTTCAGCTCAAACAGGTGGTTCATCGGGTATCGGTACACAAGGAAGTCGCAGATGTTGTCGATGGAAAAGGACAGGTTCTCGTTGCCGCCGTAGTAGGTGGCAGCACTGTCTTTTAGGCGGTAGCACCACGCATCGGATGGGACGGATGCTTTGAAGTCCGCTTCAAACTGCTTGCCGGTGTTCATTCGTTGTCCTCGATTTCTTTGGCTTCTCTGATACGCAGTCGGAGAAGTTCGCCATACTTTCCGAATTGCGTTTCGCTTTCTTTCATTTCGACATTGAGGATTTCAGCTATTTTGTAATAGCCACCCGGAAAACGGCGAATTGCATTTGTCAACTTGTCGTTTCCGTAATACTCGCTCAATTCACTTCTTGATGGCATTCTGGTTAAACCAGTGGCAGACATACAGGCTTTCACATACAGCAAGATTTTATCTTGCGTCCAATGCGTTTTTTCTTCCTGATTCATGCGCATCTCCAATCAGAATGGCAACGAACCATCATCGTCAATCACAGAGAAGTCATCGTTCCCGCCCTGCGCGTATCCGGAGCCAGACTCACCAGACATCGTTTTCTTCGGTCTGACTTCATAGTCGCCGGAACGAATCTTGTCTACGCTGGTGAAGCGGTCAACAACCAGCTTCGTCTTGATGGTGCCATCGTTGCCCATGTACTCTTCCTCACGGAGAACCACGCCGACAAGCTTGCCACGCAGGGTCTTTTCATCGTTGTTGAACTTGTAGCCGGGATTAGACTGCTCCACAGCGGTGATAAAGCCCTTGAAGAACGGCAGTGCCTTCTCTTTGTAGCTCTTGATAGTCTTGCCGCCCCATGCCCATTCACCCGGATTCAGCACGCCACGCTCGGTGAGTGAAGCGGTCTGCTCACGCCAGTAACCCTTGAACTCGCCCTCTGTGACTTCCCACTCGATGTTCAGGCGCTCTTTTTTGGGTTCGTCCGTTGCCTTGCAGATACCGGCAACATAGCCGCCAACAGGCAGGTCACGGCGTTCGGTGGCTTCCTGCACGTCATTCCAGTTGATGTTCTTCATCTGTTACTCTCCTTTGTTATCCGGCTGAACCGGGATGTTGTAATACTCACGGATGGTCTTGTCTACGGCGGCAAGGTCGTTCTCGATCAGCGCATCGTTGAACATTCCAAGAGGGGTTTTCACGGTGTCCATTCCATCATTGCGAGTGCTGAACAGGTATCGCCCATCCTGAACAACGGTTTTCAGAACGATGGTAAAGTACCCTTCCACGCAGACCTTTTCATCCAGCAGCTTGCCGATGGTCTTGAACTTCTCGCCGCCGTCTCCGTCACGCTCGCTGTGACCGAAAAAGTAGACCACCACATCGTCCGGCAGTTCCTTCGCCCGCATCAGCAGAGCATTGAAATTGGCTGCCATGTCGGTGAACTTCTGGTATCCAGCGACCTTTGCGTTCCGCATGAACTCGCCAGTCATAAGATAGGTGGCATCGTCAATGACGATGGACTTACGCTTGGTGCTGTGGATTGCAGCGTCAATCTTGCCGTAGTCGTTGGTGATATAGGTTTTCATGTTGCTACGGAACGGTAGCGGCTTGCCAAGCACGTTGATGACCGCAACCTGTTTCGGGTCAAAGTTCCGAAGTGAAGCGGACTTACCGCTGCCGGAGTGACCGTAAACCATTACTAATACTGCCATTTTTCTTTCCTTTCTTCTGCTTCATTAGGCTTCATTGTTCTTACTTTGGCTTAATACGGCTTTACAAAAGTCAACCAGCCATCAGTTCTGCCAACTGGGAGTAGAGGTCTTTCAGTTCTGCTTCCCTGTCCTCGATTTCAGACTGCAAATTCTCAATCTCTGCCTGACGGTCTGCTTCTTTGGCTTCTGCCATCTGTTCGTTGGTCATAAAGCACACGCCGTCCTCCGGCTCGATCATGCCACCGAATCTGTCAAGGTTCATCTTTTGGTCTCCCTCTCTTACGTTCCTCTTTGATTTGCAACGCACTGTGCCACTGGTCTTTGTCGATTTCGATGGTAGACCACCGGTAGTTACATACAAGGCACTTCTTACGTCGAGTGATGCTGTCGTGGTCAGACCGGCTGTCAACCGTTGTGATGTTGTCACTACCGCACATCGGGCATTTCATCGCGCATCCCTCCACTTGTTAGTATGAGCGGGAATGCGGTTCGACTTCCTCATCCGTTCGGTATCTTCATGCTCTTTTTCCGCGTTCACTCCAAGCGCGCACAAAACCAGAGCGGTGGCTAGTAACATCAGCGAAACAAATGCCCATCCAAGCATCTGCACTGTGTTCTCACAGCCATTTATTGTATCGCCACAGCTAACGGCTACAATCGCGGCGACAATACCAAGTATGGTAAGCACGTTTCCTTTTACGGTTTTCATTTTGTCCCTTCTTTCAGAATGATATCGAATAAAAATGGTTTGCTTGCATCGATCACGACTATTGCATTTAGCGCTTCGGCTATTTTTGCAAGCGTATCAGTCTTAACGCCCGTTTTGTACGGCGCTTTATTCGGGCTTGTAATGTTGTATATCGTTGGAGCCGACATGCCACTTCTGCGGATAAGCTCCGATGCCTTCATATCGCGTTCTTCAAGAGCGGCTTCCAGCGTCATGCCTTTTCCTCTGTGTTCTTTGGTTCTCTGCGTCTAAAAATCCAACCGGTTGTCATCAAAGCGCCAACGCTTATGATGTACCATGTCACCTTAGCTCCGACCAAAAGCTCGATCTGATGCACCAGCCAGAAGTTCAGCAGAAACACTGCGAGAATCAACGCTAAGACAATGCCCCAGATCAGGGCGATTTCCACGAATACTTTCATCTTTATCCTTTCTTCGAATGCGTTCCAGCCGTTCCTTCTCACGGCTGTGCCAGCGGATTTCCCGCTTGCCATAATATTTACCATTCATAAGTCAGTTCTCCTGTCGCGAGCATCCTCGACACTTCGCCGTAATGCTTGCCCAGCTTATCTGCAAGAGCTTGAACCTGCCCTATGGATGGAATCTTTTTTTCTTCCAGTGCTTTCTCGTTTAAGGCTCGTTCTCTTCGTATGCTTTGATATTCCGCAATACTTGCAAAGGCTGCATCTTTCGCGCAATCTTTGTGGTATTTTTGTGCCGCAGACATTTTAATCATTGGCTTACCGCACCATTGGCATACGGTTTTTACTGGAGTGAACCCACGTCCTGAACTCAATGCTTTACGTCTCGCGCGCTTTTGTTCGCACGAGACATCCCTTTTACATTGTGTGCAATATTTTTTGCGTGGGTTTACCCTACCCAAAAAAGCTCCGCAGCGCTCGCAATATTTAATCTCCATCTTCATTCGGTTTACCTGCCTTTTTGGCTTCCCGATTGTGACGTTCAAAGCAATGGTTGATAGATTTTTCAAACCAGAGCACCTTGTTGGCTTCATTCCGGGACACGCCCGCTGCCATCGCCAGTTTCAACCGCCGTTTACGGCTAGGTGCTTTGTAAAAGTACGTCACCAGCACTCACCAGCCTTATCTGTGATGAACTTCGGGACTTCCTGACCTGTGGCAATGCACAGCGCGACTAGCTTTTCGACCCAGATGTCAAACAGGCTTTCTTTTGGCATATAGCACTGGCCGACGCAAGGCTCCTTAAAATTTGTCCAGATCGTCAGGCCGACAGCGCCATCCGTGACCGTCCATATCATACTGTAGCCTTCATTGCACAGGTTGTACAAAATGTCTCGTGCTCTGCTTTTGGCTTCGTTGATTTCAAAGGCATCCCAGCGATTTTTGCTTTTCTCGTAGGCTTCCACCGCTTTGTTAATGGCGTGGTGCGCTTCGTCCGGGTACTCAAGGTCTACCTTTAAGGTGATGATCTGTTTCATGCCACTCATTTTCCCTCTCTTTCTTTCAACAGCTCTTCCAGAGCTTCTTTAACCTTAGCTTCCGCATTTTTAGGCTCACGCTTACCGTTCAGGATTTTTCCCAAGTATTCCGGTGCGCATCCCATTTTTGCAGCAAGCTCTCTGATTTCGATGCTGTTAACGTGAAGCGTTCCCACAACATCGCCTGTCCACTTAGGAAGCAAATTTTTTCTCCTTTCTTGTTCTAGTACTTGAACTTTTTGAAAGAATATGATAATATTATGGTGTCAAGCAAAAACATTATCGAACGTTCTTCTATTTGTTCAAAGCCTTTAATTTGTTCTACCGATTGAACCCGGTAGCCTTATTAAAGCACAAGTAGTAGAACTTTTCAAGTGTTTTTGTTCAAGTGGTAGAACTTTGTCATCTTGTACAAACGCTGGAGGTATGTTTTGTGTTTTTTGACAATTTCGTAAGGCTATGTGAGCAAAAGGGAGTAAAGCCGTCTCGTGCTTTGACTGAAGCTGGCGTTCCGAAATCTGCTTATAGCTATTGGAGAACCGAAGCAAGTGCAGGAAACGATGCAAAGCCGACAAACCAAAACGCCGTAAAGCTTGCTCAGTACTTTGACGTTACTGTAGATTACCTTCTAACTGGCAGCCAAAAAGAAAACCCGCCACAGCAGCCGCAAAGCGAAGTCGATGTAGCAGTGGAACGGATTAGAAGAAAACTTGAATCTATGCCAAAGGAGCAGCGTGAAGCTCTGATGAACCTGATCGAGAAGATGTGACGTTCATGCCCGGTAAAATAAAAGAATCCCTTGTGCCGGGCTGGTATAGCTCTGCGCAAGGGATTTTCTGTTATTCCAAGTCTAGGGCTTGCTCCGCTGCCGGAATCTTTTCAGGATGTTCCAGCAACCATGCAATAAATCGGTCAATCTTGGCTCTTTCCTGTTCACTCATTGTGGCATATCCTTTCGATCGGTAAGTACGGACGTTCATTTGATATGATTATACACCTTTTAGTTGTCAAGTCAATACATTTTAAACAACTTCGTAAAAATTGAACGTTTTCTTCGCATCCATTACTTCACATCAGGGAAGCCAAAAATTGCGATAACAATGATTAAGAGCCACATTAAGTTTAAGTTACCCTTTGCTTTGTAACATTCCGTTGAGCATGGAACGAAAAGGGTTATCCGGTAAATCGTCCAGCACATCTGCTTTGACGAGAGCGTTTGTGCTGATGCTGTGCGAAACATTGTTTAGCTGCACAATGGCATCGTCCAAGTCTTTTACGGTTGCTCCACGCCGTTCCATTGACTGGAGGAAAGTTTTCACTTCTTCAAGAACGACAGGGTTCTCGGCTTTATAGAATCCATTCGTAAAGTCCATCTTCTTCTCCTTTCACAGTTCCACAAGCTGTCCGTCAATGCGTTCGATGCTATCTGCCGGATCGCATCCATTGTCTAGGGCGGCTACGGCGCGTTCCAGAATGTTTTTTGCTTCTTCATAAGCAGACTTGTCAGCATCGTTGTTCGCGAGGTTGTAGACCAGTTTTAAGGCGGTCTGTCGAGCATAGGGAATAAGCATGGTGTCAATCTGGTTCATACACTAACCCTCCCACGGTTTCGGCGTTTTGTTTTCGTTCGGTTCAGATGCGGGCATACCATCAATAATAATCATGTTGTTACCTCCTGTTTTGTTGTTTTTTTCGATGGTACAGTTATAACATAGGCTGCTGTTGGTTCTCCATAGCAGCTTTTTCCATTTTTTGGCTTGTCGAATCCAGCAGTTTTGCCGGATTTTGTTGAAAGTGTGAGAATTTATGGACGAATATTTGGTAAGAACAGCCAAAGTATTAGAGATAGCTCGAATGCGTTCCGGCTTGAGCCAGCAGAAGTTGGCGGCACGAATGGGCGTAAATCGTGGCACGGTCGCCAACTGGGAGCAAGGTCTGGCAGCCATCTCCCTTCCGATGGCTATGCGCTGGTTCACCTGCTGCGGCGTATCGGTGGCTCGATACATGGACGCTTGCATTCATCCAGGGCTGCTGGAACACTTGGAAGATGACCTTTCCGATCTGGAGAAACGGCGGATTCTCATAGATGCTATGATGGAATGTTCATCCTATGAGATAGATGCCCTGTTATATATCCGGTACGGAGATCACGGTTCAGACCACATCGGCGTGCTGACGGAGATTCTAGCAAACCTCCACACACCGTTGAAGGACAGGGTTGCTGTCTGCCGGATGGTGTCTGGTAGCTATGAGATAGTGCAGGCTACCGGAACAGACCCAGACCCGAACGGTACCGCCCCAAAGATGGAGATTCTCTATCAGGCACAGGACGCCGGAACAGAAGCAGCCATGAAGTCCAACGATTCCTATACCGTGAATCCCAATAATATAACTGGATGATTGTCGAATTATCGAAGTTTTTACGGTATACAGGGGGACGTGCTCCACTTTTTGTACACAATAGGCCTGTTATAAATATGGTTTTGGGTTGTCATTTTGTCCCCCATAGAATCGTAAATGGTGGATTTTTGCAGATGTAATTAACGAACTCGCGTGAAATTTTCGTTCATCAAAGCGTGACTTGTCAATTCGTCCCCTATTGGTGTGATTGCACTCCATTTTCTGTACACGATAGAACCGTCAGGTAGGTTATAGGGCTTGATGGACGTTTCTTATTCAGCAAAAAAGTTGTCGTTTTCCACAATCTGCCCGTTGAAGAGAAGAAATTGTTGAAAATGTATCGTCGTCACTATTTGATGATGATTATTTATCTCTTGTTTATCTCTTGTTTATATATATAGTAAGAACGTGTACAAAAAGTGGAGCATTGTGTACAAAAAGTGGAGTATCGTGTACAAGAAATGGAGAGTATCGTGTACAAAAAGTGGAGTATCGTGTACAAAAAGTGGAAGTCGATTGTTGAAAAAATAATTGTGTACAGAATCATTGACGTGTACACGATACAGTGGTATAATAGGGTAGAAGAAATGAGGTGATGCAATGTCAGAATTGACAGGAAACAACCTTGTCGAAAAGAGCAAGGCATTGGTTTGGGCGAAGTTTACGGACTACACAGCGGGTGAGCTTCGGCTGCTTGAAGTCTATCTTAGCCGTATCAATCCGAGAGACCCGGAAAGCTCCAACGTGTCGTTTACGCTGGCTGAATATTGCAAGCTGCTGGATTTGAAGCTCAATTCAAAGAACTTGAAGTCGCAGGTTAAGCACTTTTTGGGCAACGTGGTTTCAGTACCACTGAATGCAGATGGAACAGAATATGTGATGTATCCGCTGTTCACAAAGGCAGAGGTCAAGTACAATCGAGAATCCTTGTCCTATGACGTTTCAATCAACTGTAATCCTGACTTGCGGCCTGTGTTTTTCGACATTGCAAGAAGCGGCTACGTCAAATACCGTCTGCGCTATACGATTGGGATGAAGCAGCAAGCATCTATTCTGATGTATAGTATGATTCGAGATTGGATGAATCGCTCTCTAACATCAAACAAGATTGGTTTGAAGCAGCTGCGTGACCACTTGGGGGCAAACGATGCAAGTTATGACGACTTCCGGGCTTTACGCCGCAGAGTTCTTGAACCAGCAGTGGAAGAGATCAGCAATGTTTCAGACATTGTCGTTGACTTTGAGAAGATTTGCACAGGGCGAAAGGTCGTAGCGGTTGAGTTCCGATTTGGGTACAAATCCAAGCAGCCCGTCATAGATGCCGATTCTAGCGAGGTTGATTGTGATACGGCTAATTCCAAGCCGGAAATCAAAAAAGCCGCCAGAAAGCCACGCACAAGCGGATACGAAGGGTACGACTGGTCTGTGTGCGATGCGCTGTCGGTTCAAGAGTGTATCGAGGTCGCAAAGGTTGTCGAGGTAAAGATGATGGAAGAACACCCATCTATCAAGCTGCCGAAGCGGAGAGATGCGGTCTATGACATCGTAAAGGCTGCGTGTGCAGACATTCTTTCAATCAACCGTGACCCTTGGCCTGACCATCCGAAGCGGTATCTGATTGGTAGCTTGAAGAAAGACGGCGCGATTGAAGAGTATCTTCCGGCTTTCTATGAGATTGACGCATTGCAAAAGTAGTCAGATGTGGCACATACGACAGAATGAATGTATCGAGCAAAAAAATAAATCAGAAAGGAGCAAAATTTGAAAGACGAATACAAAGAACTTGCTGAAACCTGTGTGTTCGATGAAGCATATAGCAAGGACGATGCTTTTAACATCGGGTGGTGTGAAAGATGCGAATGTGAAAGAAAGTGCATTTGCAAAAGAATAGTAAGCGGAAAATTAAAATATCCGTATTAAGAAAGAGTGATAAAATGGCAAAAATCATAGCTGTCGCTAACCAGAAGGGCGGCACAGGAAAGACCACCACAAGCACCTGTTTGGCTGGTGCGTTGCAGTTGCTTGGCAAGAAAGTCCTGCTGGTGGACTGCGATGCCCAGTGCAATGCAACGGACACCTACGGTGCACAGACAGAGAATGTTTGTACCCTGTTTGACGTGATGACCCGGCAAGGCACGGTCGAAGAAGGAATCCAGCACTGCGAAGCTGGTGACATTCTGCCGTCTGATAGCGCATTAAAAGACATTGACGAGCAGCTTGTCCGGGACATAAGCAAGAACTTCCGGCTGCGAGAAGCCCTTGAAAGCGTGTCCGGGCAGTACGATTACATTGTTTTGGACACTCCTCCGCAACTTGGTCTTGCGCTTGTGAACGCACTGATCGCAGCCAACAGCATCATCGTGCCCATCACAGCAGACCGTTATGCACTGGCTGGTCTGAGCCAACTTTCGCAGACTATCGGCGACGTTCGCAGATACTTCAATCCGACTTTGAAAATTGAAGGTCTGCTTCTGAACCAGTACAAGAGCCGTGAGAACCTGTCCAAAGAGGTTGTGGAGCAGCTTCCTGTGATTGCACAGAGCATGGGTACAACCCTACTGGACGTGAAGATTAGGCCGTCTATGGGCGTTCGTAAGGCACAGGCAGAACGGCACAGTCTGTTCAGTGGCGACACGGCAAAGAGTACCAGCGCAGAGGATTTCAAGGCGTTGGCGCAGATGATTGTGGAAGGAGAAGAAAATGAGTAAAATTATAAAATCATGTCCGTTGTGTGGGAAAGGCATTGTGGTAAGTGTTTTGTGCCAGTATTCTTTAGATTACAAAATAAGGAAAAACGGTAAGATTTCAACAAAATTTAAGAAAACAGATGGCGGCGGAATTGATTGTTCTGTCGCATCTTGCGAAGATTATGAAAATTGTGATGCAAGATGGGAAACAGATGAATTTTTTATAGATGAAGAAGGTCAGTTTGTTGATGAAAAGTATTGTAAGGACGGTACAGAAGAATGAAGTCAACCAGCAAAAAATCCACAGGCTTGCTTGGCGGGTTTGATTTCCAGCCTATTTTTTCGGGACAGCCATTAAGCCGAAGTGAGCCAAAGGAAGAAGAAGTAAGCCAAGCAAAGCCAAACGAAGCCGAACAAGCACAGATTAAGCCAAGTGAAGCCGCAGACAGCCATGCACAGCCTAATGAAGCACAGTTAAGCGGTATTAAGCCGAAGCAAGCCAAAGACAGCGAAACGCAGCCAAACAAAGCCGTAGTAAGCGAAAGTAAGCCAAAGAAACTGGCACAAGCGAAGGAAGTTCAACGTCTTATCGAACAGGGCGATGTTCCCGGCGCACTAGCTGAAGCTGGCTTGACGAAGAAAAAAATCCCAATGCCGGAATCGCATCAGGGCGTTGCAAGCGGTGATGGCAAGCGTTCAAAGCGCATTACCATCCTTATGAGCGAGGAGGAACGCAAGTACATCAACCGTGAAGCAAGGCGGCACGGAATGACGATTGGACAATTCGTGTACGCTCTGGCTGTCGCAGCGGCAGAGGGAAAGATTGAATTGGAGGATTTCTTGGAGGATTGATGATATATGGAAAATTTTTATTGGGTCAAAATCCAGTACGATGATTACGTAAAATGCAGGCACTTTCAAGCCCCGTTCGTCTTGTTTGCAAACAGCAAGGAAGAAGCAAAGAAGAAAATCGAGCAAGAAGTTCCCGGAAAGTTTTCCATTGTCGGAGTGGTGGAACTTGACAAGAGCCTTGTATTCCATCCGCAAGACTTATTTGACATGAGGTCAAAATCAACACTTTGGGAATGAGGAAAAGATTATGCGTACATACAAGCCACGCAAGCACAGAAGCAAAGAGGAACAAGTTCCTTCTGTAGATACCGTTGCGGTCATTCGGTGTAAGAACTGTGATTTATGGAACACATGGGACAAACAAGGAGAACTGTGTAGTTGTGCTCACTTCACACTAGATGATTCCAGCCCTGCGTATACAAAACCTGATGATTTCTGTAGTTATGCAGAGCAACGATAAAAGCTGAGATTTAAGGAGTAAGTAGTTATGAAAGTTGGAGATAAAGTTTACGCTGAAGATTGGTGCGAAGGCATTATCGATGAAATCAACGGAGATACTGCCATTGTTGAGTTTGATACTTCTTGCGGAGGTGGAAGGCTTTCGTTTTTGTTGGAACAACTTCAGTTAGCTGAGCCTGATAAAAACTAAGTTCTAAAGTTAAAATAGAAGACCCCCTGTGTAGTCGCAACGACCGCACAGGGGGTTCGTTTTACTTATCAGCAATGCAATCCCAGTAGAGATATGCCTTGCCATCTGCGGCATCTGCGTCCTCAAGGAACGCCTTTGCCATGTCAGCGTAGAAGCCCGGAGTGTCAACGGACTGACGCTTTGCGACCTGACAATAATCCGAGTACATCATGTTCATGACAGCCCAGAAATCGTTCGGGTCACAGGTAATATTGCGCTGTTTGGCAACGTCCTGCGTCTGTTCCAGCGTCCAGTGACAACCTTTCGTGCCGTCAGCATTCACCATGCTGTCGCACCATTCTTCCGCTTCATCGTGGGTGAGGTGCTGGCGGGGCATCTTGATGGAGCGGCTGTCTGCGCCGCCACGTTCGTACTGACCAGACCGTTTATCCCAGTCGCCGTTCTGCGAGAAGCCGATTTGCGGCATCTTGCGCCCATACTCTACGTCAGGGTAGCGGGGGATAGGGTAGGGGTCGATGTAGCGGTTTTCCTCCTGCGGATAGTAGGGATAGCGGTCGCTACCGCCTTCCAGCTTGCGCAGACGGCGCTCCATCTCACGCTCCCTGCGGTCACGCTCTTCCTCAAGGCGGTCGCGCTCCGGCTCACGGTTTTTGTCGTGGTCACGGAGCATCATCATGCGGCGAAAATTAGTCTTGCCCATAATCTATACCTCCTCAAGAAATGGACGCGGGTGCGCCAGCGTGGGAACGGCAGAAGCAGCCCAGATACTTGAACGTGCCGGTGCCAGTGGCAGACGTTGCAACACGGGTAGCATAGCGAGTGCGAGTGTGGATGCTCTCGGCGGTTGCCTGGGCGCAGTTGCAGTCGGTCAGAGGGTATGCGGTCGTACCTGCGCCGATTGTAATGACCACAGGGGCGTTGATGGTGGTCGTGTCCGGCAAAGCCTGAGCAATGACCAGACAATATTTTTCTCCCGCTGCGTAAGAGCCAGCAGGAATATTGATGGTCAGCGTATCGTTGGCGAACGTCACCGACTGGCTCAAGACCAGATGCGGGCAGAGTTTGCAGCTTGTTTTGCAAGCCATAATGTTTTCCTCCTAAAAAATCAGGGGCAGAGGTGTCTTACCCCTGCCCCGATGGTTCACCCGGTGTTATCGGGGAGTGTTTTGGTTAGCAGCAGCCGCAGCAGTTCACGCCCACATTGGGGTTTGCCACCTGATAAGCGGGAATCGGACGAGGATTGACCCGGTTCAGGATGGTATCAGTCTGCTGGGACATCACGGTGGTCAGAAGCGCATTCTGACGATCCTGAGAAGCCGCAAACTTGAGGCTCTGGTTCTCAGCGGTCAGAGTGGCAATCTTATCCTGCGTGAAGTAGTCCATCATGCTGCGGAAGTTGGCGTTGCAGTTGTCCACGATGGCGCGGGCGTTGTCTGCGATGGCCTGGCGGGTAGCGCAGTCCTCCGTTGCGATGGTGTACTTCAGGTCGCCGATCAGCTGTTTGTTCTCGCAGCAGCAAGATGCAAGCTGCGTGGCAAGAGCGGTCTGACCCGCCTGCCGTGCGTTGCCCTCCTGCATGATGGCAAGGCTGATGGCGTTGTCACCGTTGGACACGCTGCGTTCCAGACCGTTCACGAGCTGTGCGTTCTGGTAGCCAAGCTGACAGATAGCGCTGTTCACGCCCGCAAAGCCGTTCGCAATGTTGGCGTTTATGCCATTGATCTGCGCCAGCTGGTCATAGCCCAGAGAGCAGATACCGCTCTGGATGCCAGCCAGAGAGCGGGAGGTGTCCTGCTGGTAGAAGCCCTCAGACAGAGCCGCACGGGTGTCGTTACCGCCCTGCCCGGTTGCGCCAGTGCCGACCAGATAGGGGATGTAGCTGTTCATGCCGTTGTCGCCGCCGTTCCGGCCATAGCCGTTCGTGCCCCAGCCGAAGATGATAGCGAGGATGATGACAGCCCACAGACCTTCGTTGCCGAAGAACCCGCCGTTGTTATTGCCACCGTCCTGCCCAGCCAGATAGCCAGTTGCAAAATCGTCCATAACAAAACTCCTTTCAGTTTTGCGTTATGCTATCCCATCGCCGTATGCGATGGGCGAAGCCAAACAAAAGCGGTTTTTGTCAAGTCCGCAAAACTGAGAAGCGTTTCGCTTAGAGGGATGCTTATTTTAGGATTGCCAAGTCAGCTTGGAGGGTTGTCCTTTTTATCTTTTGGGTCATCCCACTTTTTGCTTGCAGCACCGAAAATCAAGCCAAGCATTAAAGGAACCCATATTTTGTCATTGCCACAAAGATTGTTGATGTCAAAATCTTTTTCAGAATGGCTGTTTTCAAAATCATCCATTGTAAAGCCTCCTCACTTCGGAAGCGTCAAATTCAGGACGCTTGCCAGCTGGTTCAGGTCAATGCCACGCTCTTTGGCGAGGTTCTGCGCCATCGTTCGGAGTTGCGCTTCGTTTTTGCCCTGAATCAGGTTCAGCCCCTGCATGATGGGTGCGCTCTGCCCACCCAACTGCTGGATAAGCCCCATCGGGTTTTGCCCGGCACGAGCCAGATTTGCAAGCTGCATGATAGGGCTGTGAGTAATCATATCAAACGGAGAGGACATCGCTTATTCTCCTTTCTTCGCTGCGGCAGCTGGTTTAGAGAAGCTTTTCTGCCACTTTTCCAGTTCATCCAGCCGATGCACAAGGGCGTTGTACTGCTCAATAGGCACATACTGCTGTGTCGGTGCAGCGGTCTGCTGTGCCTGTTGTGCTTGCATCTGTCTCCATGCTTCCGGGCTGTAAAACTCTTGCACATAGGATTCACAGGTGTCCGGGTTGAGCCGCTTGCAGTAGATCACACCGCTGCGCAAATCCGGGCAGTAGGTCGGTCTGCCGTACAGGTCGGACGGTATCGCCAGAAACTCTTCCCTGCTGGAAACGGGTCTGCCGAGCAGCCAACCGCCATCTTGTGCCGACTGCTGAACAGGCTGTTGCCCATTCATCGGCTGCGGACGCTGCGGTTGTGCCTGTTGCATCTGCGTATTTGGCAGGGAAGTGGCAAGACCTACCGTGCCCATGCCGCCGTAAGGATTGACAGGCTGCTGCGGAACGTAGGGCGCTCCGGGTGTCGAATAATAGCTCATAATACATCCCTCCTGATGCTCCCAGTGTACCGCATCAGCGAAAGCCGAAAGACAACGAACGTCAAATGAAGGACAAAAAATCTTGGTTAAACTTTGATTAAAGCTTGATTAGAGCTTGATTACCGTGAGCAAAAAAGAAAAGCGCCCACACGGAAAAATCCGCATGAACGCTTAAAGATATAAATATACTTATATAAAATGATGCAAAATAGAAAGTTTGAACGTTTTACTTGCAAAAAATCCCCCGCTTTACCTACAACGTACCCCGAGTGGAACGCAGGGCTTCGGCAAAGCAGGGGATTTTTTATGCCGCCAAAACGGCTAAGTCTAAAATCAAGAGCGGAACCGTCCACAGGCAATGCCGCTCTCTACAAAGGCCGTAGCCTTTCAAACATCCACCCTAATGTGCTTCTTCGAGAGGCCGGGTGGATTTGTTGAGATAATTATACCACAAATCGTGAAAAAAGAAAAGCGGCAGACCCGAAAGCCTGCCGCTTCAATGCGTTTCGTGAGAAATCGCACCCAATTAGGATTATGATATCACACATCCAGCATTTTATCAATAATTTTCAGCCTATTGCCGATTGATGTCCGACAATACGGCACACGCGCTGCAATATCAACTTGGCATAGCTGGTCAACGTACCGCAACCGGGCGATTTTCCGGTCATACCTCCCAAGCGGCGCACGTTTTATCACAGCTTTTATCTGTTCTGCATTAAGCCCTTGCAACGCTGGCGGAAAGACTACACGAGCCGCCGCCACAGGCAGCACCGAGCCAGAAAGGCTGCGGCAGCTGTCCGGCGTTGCGCACCATATTGACAATAACGGCAAACCGGTAACGTTTTGTCACCATTTTCGTGACCTCACGAAATTGTTCTTGTGCGGCGTACATCCCGGTGACGTCACCGAGATGGCGGTATGTAGTGCTTGCCATGATATCACTCCTTATTGTGAACAATGATATAACGAATTGCGGAAATTTTGACGATACAGCTATCGTCCGGGTTGTTTTGTTGCACACCGCTGAGCGCAACGTATTCGCCATTTAGCCACAAAATATTTCCTTCCAACCGCGTGAGCCATTTTCCGCTGCCATCGAAATCGGCGGCATGATTATCCAAGTCGATTTCGAGGTAAAAACCATCGTTCTGTTTTGCAAAGTATTTTTGCAGAACAGAAGTGATTTCTTCCGTACTCATGTTTTCGGAATCAGCAATGACTTTAATGTAGTGATAATGAAACATTTTTTGTCTCCTTACTCCTTGCTATCCAAAACGGTTACTGCATACACGCGGAGGTTTTCCAACTTTTCGATAACAGCCTTATAAGTTGCTTCCGTTGCGATGTGCGCGATGCGCTCCAGCTCGTTGTTCTCCTTTGATGCAGCGATAATTTCATCCGCAGATATGCGTTTCATGGATTCAATCAGATCGAGCAAATCTTCGATATTTACTGCGTTCATGCGTTATGTCTCCTTACTGCGTGATTTCCTCAACGTTCGCCTTGTCTTTAGCATCCAGTGCGTCGTAGTACGCCTGCGCCAGAGCTTCCACCTCTGCGATGTCGTCCTCCGTCAGCAGGCCGCTGTCCAGATGGGTGTACGCTTTGTCCAGCCAGTATGCCACGTCACGCCCTGCGGCGATTTCCCGCTTGATGGAGCGCAGGGTCAGGTCATGCCGGGCTTTACTTTTGAGTGCCATAGTCAGTCCTCCTTTAGGTCGTTGTCATGGACGCTACTGCGTCCTCAAGATTTTTAATTGCGATGTTCACGTCCCGCTGGTAGTCCAGCTTGACCCCCGCACCGTCACCAGCCTGCACCACAGTGTCAGGGCCGTAAGCTGCAAGGGCTTTGTAGGCGGCAATCTCGGCAGGGGTGAGCGGGGTTTCGATGGGAGTGGCGAGTATTGCGTTCTGCTCAGCCAACGTTTTTGTGCTGTCGAAAGCCGTTTTATCAATCCTCTGCACCCTCACACCCCTTTCCAAGTCCACCTCGTCGCAAATCCATTGCTGCCCATTTTGGTCAGTGTAGTTGCTGCCAGAGGTGACAGGAATGCCGGGCAAGCCGTTGGGAGTGGGAAGCGTAAGGAGCTGTTCACGATAGGGTTCATAATCGGGAGATGATGCGTTCCATGTCAGGCACACATTTTCACTGATAGTATCTTTTAACAAATACTTAAACTTTGTTGCGTTTATTCTAAGCGTTATATGTTGTTCAGCATTACCAATATTAATACCAAACCACTGCTGTTCATTGTTTTCGCTAAAGAATAAGATGTTTCCGCCTTTCGAAACTAAATCGCCTTTGAATACTAAAGTTATCAGCGTGTTTTTCTTGATAAAGCACTCGATAACGTCATTCGTTTTCAGGTTGGGCGGAATCCGATTTTTCCCAGTCACCTTCACCGCAATCGTCCCGCCGTCACCTGCACTCACAATAGGCACAGGTGCATCCGGCGTGGGTGTGCCGTCCTGCGTGCTCTTACCGTACACGGTCAGGCCGCACAGGGGCGCAGAAAAAGCGTCGTCAACGCTGAGCGGGTTGCCTATCTCAGTGCCTACAAGGATGTTCTGCCGGGCCTTGACTGCGCTGATAGCGTCACCTGTGGCTTTTGCGTCAGCGGCTTCGCCCTCGTGGGTGAGGGTGGTGTCCAGTGCTACGGCAGGGCCGGTATCACCCTTTTCGCCCTTAAAGTCACCGTTTGCGATGCCGTCTCTGAGTTCTTGCAGGTTATCTGCGGCCTGCTGGGCGCTTTGACCAGCATGGGCAGCGCTTGTGGAAGCAGCACTGGCAGATGCCCCGGCCTGCTGTGCTGCCGTCTGTGCATCGGTCTTGGCCTGCTCTGCGGCGGTGGCGTCAGTGTGCACGGCATCCACCAGCTGCTGCCATGCAGGGGTGCCCGGTTCCGGCTCTGTGCCATCCTCTGTGCCTGAGTTGGCACTTACACGGTAGTGCAGGGCTGCGCGGGTGATGTTCTTGGTGTCATCGCTGCCCTCAAAGGTGATGCACCCGCTCCCGGGCTGTGCGGTCACGCTGGCGGGCACGTCCACATAGCCGTCCACCACCAACGAGGATGACGGATCTTTGCCGTCCGGCACGTGCCAGAAGCAGCGGATAGTCAGCCCTTCCCACTCGCCGGTTGCATCGACGTGCAGGCGGTACACGCCCCGGTTCTTGGTGTAGCCAAAGCGCACCAGCTGCTCATAGCCCGGCACTTTGACGACGCCATTGGATGAGAGAGATACGCTTTGCTCGATCATAAATTACTCCTTGTTGATGGTAGGCTTCTTTTCTGCCAGTGCCTTTTTCATCATGCTGACGGCCTTTTCAATCACACTGTCCAGCACTTCATCGGTGATGAAAGGCTTTAGCCAGTCCGGCAGTGCGCCCCGCAGCGCGGCAAAGACCTGTGCCTTTTTCTTTGCGCCCTGTCCGCTGCCCATGATGCTGTCCTCAGCGATGGTCACGAGCTCCAGCGCCCACTGCTTGACGTACTGCTTGTAACCCAGCCGGATGGCACCAACGGCCAGCGCGGCGAAGCCGATGATCATCAGCACCAGTGCGATGGGTGCGGGGATAAAGTTAAACATTGCTTCCATGATTTGTTACTCCTTTCAGCAGGTAGTTGTTGATATCGGATTTGCTTTTTTGCATACCTTCGCGGTTGTTGCCGGACAGCTGCGAATCCAAAAGATTTTGTACGCCAACGAGTACGAGACGCATTTCTTCATCGAGGCCGTCAAAGCGGCGCAGGTCTCTTGCAAGGGCCTGTGCGTGCTGAAGCTGTCCCTGTTCCAGCACGCCAAGTCTTTTTTCGAGCGTATCCATTCGCTTGTTCTGCGCATCGTCGGGGGCCTGTGCCTTTTTGATGTACTTGTGGATGATGTCCAGCACCTTGTCGATGGTGATGGCTGCGGCGCACAGGCTGCCCAGAATGCCCAGCACCCACAGTAAAGCTTCTTTTTCGGTCATTTACCCTCCCGGAGACGGGTCAGACCCTTCTTGCTGATGATACCCGCATAGTCCTTGTATGCGTGGCTCATGTCAACATTAGTGCTCACGCCCGGCACGCTGGCGGTGCTGGTGTACTGCCACATGCCAAAGGGCCAGCCGGGAGCGGGCTTCTTCGTGCGGTAGGCAGCCAGCCACACATCGTAGGGCTTCAGCGCCGCGCCGCCCATGTACAGGAAGGTGTTGCCGAACCACAGGCCGGTGTAGAGCAGAGCATACACGCCCCAGCTTTCCACCGTGCTCAGCATGTAGGCCGTCAGGTCGGTCAGCGCGGCCTTGCCCAGCGGCTTCTGCATCTCGTCCTCGATGTCCACGGCCACCGGCAGCTCAAAGCTCCGGCCGGTGAGCAGCTTCTTGAAGTAGGCCAGCTCCTTGTCAGCCTGCTCCCGGTTGACTGCCTTGAAATAGCCATACACGCCGCAGGGGATGCCCAGCCGCTTGCACTCGGAATAGTTGCGAGCAAACTGCGGGTCGGTGTAGGGGGCACTGGGCCTGCCCGATGCGCTGTTGCCCATGGCGCGAATCATCACGCCGTCCACCTTGCCGCTTGCCTTGACCTTCTCCCAGTTGATCGTGCCCTGATGCCGGGATACATCCATGATTTCAGCCATAGCGTCCTCCTTACTGCGTGATTTCCTCAAAGCCGCTCTTGATAAGAATCGCCTTGACTTTCTCCTTCAGCAGGCGGGGGCAACGCTCATACAGAGCCTTTGCATCCTCCATAGTCTCAGCAGACATAATCTCCTGTGCCCACAACATTGCCATCATAAATACCATCCTTTCGATTTTTTGTGTGATTTTATGCATAAACAATCTCGCTCATTTCAAGCAAGCACTGTTTCAACATCTCGTTTTCTTTTTGCAGTGCCGCCACCGTGTCCGGCAGCTTCTCCCGGGCTTCGGCCTTTTTGCGTGCTTCTTCCTGCGCGGCCAGCTCTTCGGCGGTGTAGCGGATGTACTTCTGGATGGGCACCTGTTCCACCCATTCCTCCTGTGCCTGTACTCCGGGGCGGTCAACGACCTTCCGCACATCCCTGCCGCCGCCGGGATACTCCGTTACGGTCTCGTAGTGGCTCACTTCCTCCACGCCTTCCACGGCGGGGTGCTCCACTGGTTCGGTGTCGTCCACCAGATACCCAAGCGTCAGGTCAGGGGTCTCAATGGCTGCGCCGTTCTCGTCAATAATCTTCATGGTTCAAAGCCTCCTTTCTCAGGCCACGCGCCGCCAGATGTGCACATAGTAGGCGGCGGGTTGCACGGTACTACTGCGTCCGTAGACGGCATTGGACTTGGACGCATCCAGACTGAACTTATACACATTAGCATCGTCGTTGTTTGCGCCCGTAGATGCGATCCGGTCGCCGGCAGTGAATGCGCCGGATACCTCATGACTTATATGGTGTACATTCGCAACAAAAGAGCCTGTGATGTTCGGCAGTCCGGCCTCCACGGTGGTGCCCGCTGCGTGGCCGCTGCCAGCACCCATCAGTACCCGGTTCTGCGCAATCTCCTGCCATGTACCGCCGAACAGTGCGGCAGGGCTTGTACGTGCGGTGCTCTGGTAGATGCTGCCCACCGGATGGTCTGCAAGCTTTTGCGCTTCAAGAAGCCTGTTTACTTGTTCCCGTGTGTAGTAGTCGGATAAATCAGCTTTTTGCACGCTGTCCTTCCACGCGCCCGTGTCGCTGTCCCACGTCCAGATGGTGTCGGTCGTGCCGACCACTGCCCACCAGCCGTTTTCGCCCACCGGAACAGCAGTCTTGAGGGCTTCCGGCGTGGCGTACCAGCCCTGTGCACCAATGGTGATGGTGCGCACTTGCTCGAAATACTCTTTGGTCCCTTGCAAATTTTTGGCAGACTCCGTCTCGGACGCTTTCGAATTTTTTTCGCTTTTCGCAGAATTTGTAGCCGCTTGTTCTGCTTTAGCCCTTTCAGATGCAGCAGCCTGCGCTGCTGAAATGGATTCTTCCTTTGCGTTAATTGCTCCCGCAACAGTACTCAGCTCGTTTAAGGTGGCTGCGTTGATTGGCGTTCCTTCTTTTGTTGGCTCGTCATTTCGGATAAGAGTGACAATTTCGGATGTTCCATCCGATTTTACCATTGTCCACCGACCCGGATATTTTGCCACACGGTCTTCAAAAACCATATTGTCCATCTCCTGTCATGTATTCACCGGAAAACGTAACGTATGTTTTAGCAAGCGTTTCAATGTCGAACAAAATTTGCTCGATTTGATTCATTGTTGAAAAATCGAGTTTATTCATGCTTTCTGGCGTATCTGCAATAGCAGATGGTCCAGAGCATTTAGTGCGAATGGATTTGATGTTAGAAAGCCAACGTGTTGCATCGGAGATTTTCATATATCCATCGACTGTCCAATCAGTCCGAACAGAAACAGATGCGCCAACAATGGAGCCAAGTTCTTGAATGCCGGATTCAATGCGGTTGAAATCCGTATAACTTAAAGCGCCCTTCATTCCGGCAAGCCATTCCGATTGTTCGGCTTTTGTCCACGTGCCTGTTCTCGCCTTTGCGGTAATTTCTTTCACACGGTCAACATCTGATTGCGTGCGGTCTGTAATCCAACGAGCCATAAATTATTCTTCCTCAACTCTGTTTTGATACCCAATAGGCAAATTACTCGGAACGGTAAACATGTAATGATAGCACTTATAGTTTGCGTCCCCAGAACCGATACAATCATAAAAAAATAATTCTTCGTCATTAGAATTACCAAGATGTGCTTTGTCCCAATATCCTGAAACAACAATAGAACGATAATAGATACTTCCAACAGAAGGGCCCATGCCAAAATATTCAAGATGGGTAACGGGAGTTCTCGTCCACTGCTGATACGGGCTGTAAACGTCTCCGACCATAAAAAAAGGATTTCTCAGAAGTTCTTTTGCTGTAGGGAGCGGGCTTCCTTCTGCGTTGCATCCATAACCCCAAATTTCGTTAATACCACTACTGTTATCGGGAAATCCGTAGTATATTTCTTTTGCGGAAGGTAAAAATATACTGCGAGATAGAGTAGACACAGCAGAAGGTACGTACTCGTTAGAATCATTTTTTTTGAACGAGGGGGTATAATAAAAAGTAGTTTTTCCAATTTTTTTCTGCATAAAATCAGAAAAAGAATTTTTTATGTTTCCGTTCAATAAGGCATCAATACTGCTGGTCGAATACTCTGCAGGAGTTGTCATTTTACTATCCCACGCAATATTTTCTGTTTTCGCATCTTTAAGAGCAAGAAGAGTTCTCCCTTTGCCATTTAATTCCGGTTCGTAATTATGTTTTGAGACAAGAAAAGCGGTATAAACGCCAGCGACGGAGATGTATACAGTATCGCCTTCTTTGAGGTTGGAAATCTCATCCGCAATCGCAGTAGCGTTGCAAGAAGCAGAAAGACTTGCGACTGTAGCTGTGATCGTTGCCTTTCCGCTGTGTAAATACGTGACGTTGCAGACAGATACGCCGCGTTCATTCTTGATGACATTCAGCTCAACGATACCAACGGGAGACGCATTCCAAACAATAACAGGGGAATCGGCAGATGCAGGGGTAAGCGTTGCAGTGAGCGTAATCGTGTCGGAAGGGTGCAAGTAAATCTCAGAAGCATTGATTTGTAACGAATCAACATCTTCAATCATATACCCGGTAACGGAACCCTTGAAGCTACCATTAAACGTGTAAGAAACATCCGTAATCAACAAGTTAGAAGAATATCCAAACTGATGATTGAGCTTGACAAAATCAAGAGCATCGTTGTGTGGGCTGGCACGATAAGACAGGGTGGCTTTTCGACGGTTAGAAAGCACTTTATAGCTTTCAGTTAGAACATTTTTTGGCTGGGAGACGATGGAAGAAGAGATAAGCGCGTTGTTTACACTTTGCGTAACTCCATCGCCAGTAGCGCCATTCGGATACAATGACGAAGCTCCATTTAGAGAGTAAGAGATGTTTTTTAGCTTATTAGAAAAAGTGATTTCCGGATACTGATAATCATTGATTTCAGTGATTTCATAAATGTCGGACTTGTTTTCAGGAAGGTACGGAACCCGGTCAATCCGAATCTCACCGTTTCTTGTCTGATACAAAGCCATACCAGCTGCGTTAGCAGAAAGCTGTAGCACATCAGCGTTTTTATACGAAGAATTTCCGTTGCTAAAATCAGTTGTATAATCCTTTAAAGATTCGTTGATGTAATAGCTGATACCGGAAACATCAAGAAGTTCCAAAGCGTCATAACACATTTCGTATAAAGTTCCGCTTTTCCTTCCGGTGTATAGTGAATCGATTAAAAACGCCAAAGCATCGCGAGCTTCAAAGGAAGCAGTAATGCCATTAGAAGGAATACTCCAACTAGAAAGGTAAAACTTACCTCCGTTAATCCATTCAGTCTGTCCGTCCAAGTCCATGCCATACTTTACAAAAACAGCTTGGCGTTCATACAGATACTTGTAGAGGCCGTCAGGGTTGATAGGATTCCATTTTTGATCGCTGTTATCAACGGAAAAAGAAATTGAATCCTTGGAAAGTTGACCGGAAATTGGGTCTCGCTTTGATTTATGGGAATACGACAGAAGATCTGTTTTGCTAAATTTCACACGTTGTCCAAATTCCACTTGCGAGATACGAGCTCTTCGGTTTGGAATACACCATTCAAGAATTTCAATAATAACCAAATCATAATTGGAAATCTCAAATTCAATTGAAGTTTCGGCGGAATCGTTGTTGTCAATTTGCTTTTCCAAAAGAAGAGCGGTTCCTTTGTAAGCGGAAACTTTAAATGATTTTGCCCATTCATTTAAAATTTTAGACCAAATGATTGTCAGACCCGGTATTTTTTCTTCGTGGATTTTACTAAAAGAAAATGTGATGGTTGGATGATTGGAGCTTGATACGCATTCACCGCTTACATAGCCGCATTCTTGATACGGTTCAGAATTCGGGACGATATCAAAGCTTCCATCTAAAACCCAAAAATTAGTTTCAGCAGTCGCGTAATTTCCAGAAGTGGAAATGTCCAGGTCAGTGATGGATGCCACGTTGCTAAACACGGTTTGCGAACCTGAACTTGCAATAGCGTCCGTTTGCGCCGCATCATCAGCTGCATGATAAGTAATCTGAATAAAAGCTTCGGGTACAAGCGTATTATTATATTGTGAAAGCCACTTATCGGACGGCTTTACAGACATATAAAATCACCACCTTTAGACCTCAACCAGGCTCAAAGAACAATCCGTCCAGCCCATCACATTTCCGGTGTTTGGGCCCCTTCGCCACATTCCGGCCGTTCGGTCGGAAACATACATCTGGCGTGTGGAATAAGAAGCTGTTGCTTGATTGTAAAATCGTACCGTGCAATAAAAGTTTGTAGTGAATGGGCCGATAACGGAAGCCCATTGTTTTGCAGTAAGGTAATTCCACTTGAGAGCCACTTTTGCAACATCGTGTCGAACCACAGAGCCAACAACCTTGCCCTGCACGTTTCGGCCAGAATCAACGATGGTTGAAGTTGTTGCGCTATAAGAGGAAGGCTCTGGCAAATCTACGCCGTTCACTGATACAAGAGCTTGCATAATTCACCGTTCCTTCCTTAATAGCTATACACTTCCGTCCCCATAATTTGCACGCCACGGTCAGCCTGCTGCTTTTCGACCGAAGCAGTAATCTGCTTTCCGTCAATGAACAGCCTGACTTCCTTACCACCGGTAATTTCGTCACCATAGCGCTGGAAAATATCAAGAAACGCATTATAGCAGCCGTTATAAACCGCGCCTTGCAGATCGGAAGAGCTTGTTGACCCGGATGATGTATTGCTGTAGTATCCATTTGCAGAAGTGGTGGAACCTGCAGAAGCATCGTATTCAGGGGTCCCGACGTAAGAAGAATTGTCAGTTGAATATTTTCCACCAAGATTGCTCACAATGCCAACAATCGCAGCGCCTAAGGCAATTGCGGCCGCACCCACAATAAGTGCTACAGGAATGCCGAAAACTGTAGACGAAAGCGCGCCAGCAATAGAAGTAAGAAGGCCAACAAACGCAGAGCCAACAGTTCCAATCAAGCTACCCATTGCGGCAAAAATTTCAGGGAAAGAGCTTACAAGGCCACCGAAAAGGCCTTGACTGATTGCAGTGCCAGTAGTGGCTAAAGGCACCTTCAATGCGCTAATTGATGCAGAAATCGTAGTTCCAAGATTAGAAACGCTCTTTACGATTTTTCCAAAATTGCTTGTGATTCCGCTCCAAATGACCTTGCCAACTTTTAACGCTTCGTTAAACAGGGTTTTAGATGCGTCCTTTAAAACGCCGGAAATATTGGAAATGAAGCTTTGTGCGTATGCTTTTACCTGATTTCGGTTTTCCTCTCCCATCGCCTGCCAGATAATAGCAGCAGTAGTCGTACCAATTGTTTTTAGGTCGCCGTTTTGCACAGCATTCCAAAGATTTTGTACCGTGCCGAAGAAGTCATTCTGCAAGCCGGAGTCAAGCTCCTGCCACTTACTGTCCAGACCGTTGAAGAAGCCATTAACAAAATTCGTTGCGGTGGTCGTGCCATAGTCAATCATCTCGTTGCCCTTCTGCTGAACAACGTTTGCCAGATTAGTCATAGCCTGTTCAACGTAAGGAAGTGCTGCAGTGATACCGTTTGCAAGGCCTTGGTCGATGTAGATACCGAACTGTTCAAAGACTTTAGAAGGAGAGTGGATGCCAGTATCTGTCGTGAACTTATCTAGAATAGCCTTTGCAAGTCCACCAACAGTTTTCTTTGCATTCTCAATTCCTTTGTTGATACCATCAATCAAGCCCTGAACGATGTTTTTGCCATAGTCCAAAAATTTTGCAGGGAGATTTTTAATTGTATCAACCAAACTGTTCCAAGCCTTGTCCCAGTTTTCTTTGAATCCGGCCCACTTCTGGTTCCACCACTCGCCAACACCAGCAAACCACTGCTTTAAGCCTGCGCTTGCTTGGTTAAGCGCCTGAATTGGATGCTGGACAAACCCGGGCAAGCTTTCCCATGCAGTCTGAAAATTAGCGCTGAACCCTTGCCACTTTTCATTCCACCACTCACCAACGCCGACAAACCAGTTTTTTAAGCTCTCGCTTGCCTTGTCGAGAGATTCTGTAATTTTGTCCCAGTTTTGATAAATCGCAATTCCAACATCGGTCAGACCACCAACAATCAAACCAATCAGCGTACCGATGCCTGTACCAATCGGGCCTCCAAGAGAGCCGATAATTGCACCAATGCCTGCACCAGCCATTGTTGAGCCAAGCGGAATCAAAATTCCGTTTAACGTGTTTAAGCCATTCTTGACAGCATCGTAAACGCCCGTTACAAACATAGGTATGCCGGTTACTACTCCGCCAACTGCTGCTCCAATAATCGCGCCAGCAGTAGAGCCACCAGCCGCTTTAATGGCCGCTCCAACAGCAGTATTGCCAAAGCCGGTCACGATAAACTGAGCAATTCCTTTACCGAGAATGGCTGCGCCTGTAGTTCCAATCAAAGCACCAAGAACAATTTCGGCGAAATTTTTCCCATTTACGCCATTTTCAATCGCGTCTTTAATGCCTGTAATTTCAAGAACGACACCTACTGTAAAAACGCCAAGACCCAAAACAATGGATTTCAATGCGTTCATTTTGGAAATAGCATCCACAATATCCGTAATAAGATTTGTGAGCTTCCAAGCAGCAAGGGCGGTTGCTACAGTCGCTATAAGAGGAAGCATAGCCTTGATTTTCTGCTTGATAGCATCAATCTGCTTTGCAAACTCTTCGTTGTACTGCTTGAACATATCGTAGCCGGACAGGTCTACATCGCCCAAGATGTTGCCGGCAGATGCACCGCCGCCAGAGCCGGAGCTTCCTTGTGTTGGGTCAATGATGTTCAGTTCATCAAAACCCATCGTGTAGTCCTTGAGAGCTTTGGCGGCTTTCTTTGTCGAATCGGTTGTGTCATCCATTGCGTCACCGATGCCGCCAACGCTGCCAGCACTCTTAGTGAAATCGGTGAACACGACCTTCACGCCCATCAGCTTTGCCACCCACTGAACGAACTCCCGAATGAGCTGAACGGCGGCAATCAGCGGGGGAAGAATAGATTTCATGGCAGGGTAGAGCAAAGAGCCAACAGACTTCGCCAGCATATCCAATTGCGCTTTCAGAATCTTAATCTGGTTCGCAGGGCTCTGGATGGTCTGTGCAAGGTTGCCCTGCACGTTGGCAGTCTGCTTCATAATGGCAATGTAACGCAAAACTGCCTTATCTGCCTGAGACAGGCTAGAAACCTGTTTGTTAAAGCCTAAAGCAAGAAGCTCCTGCTGCAACCGTGCCTGAGACAGATCAACGCCCAAACGGCGAATAGGCTCAATCTCGCCAGAGATTGCGGAGGACATTGCGGTAAAGGTCTCTGCAACGTTTTTGTTCCAATAGGAACCTTCGTCATAGGCAAGCTGGGTCAGATTCTTGGACAGAATATATGCTTTGTCGCTGGTCAGACCAAACGAAGTACCCAAGCTCTGGATGGTAGCCATGTAGGTCATTGCTTTGGTCGGATCAACGCCAAGCAAACCCTGCATCTTGCTAATGAGCGTATCGGCTTCACCGCTCAGATTGCCCATAGCATTATGAAACAGATCTGTTGCTTCATAGAAGTCATTGAACTTCGCAACAGCGTTGCCAAGATACTCAGCGATAGCTTTCAACGAAACCAGCTTTGCCATGTTCCGCATAAAGCCGTTCATCTGATTGGACAGGCTGAGATAGCTCTTGCGCTGCTTTTCGTTGGCAGCAGTCACACGATTTGCCTGTGTAACCACCTTGCTCAACTGCGGAGGGAGCTTTGCAAATGCATTGCCCACCTTGTCAAGCTGAGATGCAAGGGGAGCAAGAGCAGCAGAAATCTTCTGACAAGAGCTTGCAAAAGAATCAAGGTCTGTTGCTTTCAGCTTGTCGGTCAGATCAGGAACCTTTCCGATTGCATTGAAAGCGCTGCCAAGAGCTTTAAGGTTCGATGCGTCCAGAATAGACAGCGGAGCCAAAGCGTTAGTGAGCTGAGTAATGCTTCCAGACATGGAGTAAAAGTCAACGCCGTTCAAGCCAGACACAGCAGCAGGAATCTTCTTGATTGCGTTCACGACCGTGTTGATGCTCTTTGTGCTTGCAGTCGTGTTGACATTGGAAAGCCCATTCAGAAAGCTGGTGATTTTGTCCAGCCCGGACATTCCAGCGGATGCCTGTTTCAGCGTTGCAATGGAACCGGCCAGCTTGTCAAGGCTGTTCACAACCTTTGTGACGTTGCCTTTCGTCCGCAAATTAGAAATGGCGGTAGCGAGCTTGTCGATATTAAGCTCTGCGCCCTGCGATTCCGCAGAAATCTCTACGGATAAGCTCGTAATATCAACATCAGCCATCACTACCACCATCACTTTCCATCATAGAGAACATCATTCTCTTGATTCGCTCCTGCGCCTCAACTGCGCGTTGGTATTCATATTCGTCTTTCTCCTTTTGAGTAAGGGGAATCGGTCTATCCATGTACTTGATGGGCTTAGACCCTTTCTTTCGGAACATATTGCCAACCGTAGAGGAAAGTGCAGATGCCATGTAAAAGCCGTTTCTCCACGCTTCCGTGTTGGCTCTGCGTTCCCGTAGCTCCTCTGCGTCACGGTAGACCTTCGCCAGCCAGACATCGCCGTGCCAGAACTGGTCGTAGGTCATGCCGATGGAGATGTAATAGGCTTCTACATCGTGGAACAGCTTGGAGAAGGAGAATGGTTCCCCCTCTCCGTCTGTTTCTTGAGATTGTGCAGTTACACAATCTCCCACGTTGCGTTTTTTGCGGTTTTGTCCTCAGTGTCAGTTGCCAGCAGAGAATTAGAAGCATCCATGAACATCTTAAGCAGAACGCCCATCAGATCTTCTTTATCCTCGATGTGCAGGAACATTTCGTCTACGACCTTGCGCTTGATGCCCTTGTTTCGTGCGATAAAAGCGCCGTAGAACAGAGCACGGGAGTTGGACAGTAGATTGATCATCTGGGTGTACTGGCCAATCTGAAAGCCTGCACGTTCGGTGGCTTCCACGCTGTCACGGGTGAAGGTCAGCTCGTAAGTGTTCTTGCCATCGGGGGAATGAAAGTTGATAACCTTAGCAGCCATAATAAATGCTCTCCTTTATAAATAGGGGCAGAACCAAATCCGTTGTTCAGTTCTGCCCGGTTTGATTGATTCGATTTTTGCGGTTTAGCCGCCAGTGACAGTCAGGGTCTCGCTGAACTCAGGCTTCTTGGTGAAGATGCAGTTGATGGTCATTTCCACAACCTCGTCCACGCCAAAGCCGGACAGACCAACCTGATGCATACCCTGCCAAGTGAAGCCAGAGCCGTCCTGCATTTTCAGGGCATAGTACTTCACGGCATTGCTCTCGGAAGTCTCATCATAGCCAGCTGCCTTGACTTTCGTATAGTCAGCCTTGTTGTAGTTGGCGGTGAAAGACTTGGTGTCGCTCTGGATGATGCCAAAGATGTTGACCTGCATAGGGTCAGACAGAGTAGTGGCATCCAAAAGGTTAGGCTCGGAGATCAGGTCAGGTACATCCTTGATGTCGCACAGCTTCGTAAGAGCGGTTGCGCTGTCGCCACAATACAGGGTGGTATTCAGACCGGAGATAGCAGTACTCATAGAATGTTCGCCTCCTTAGTTTCGGTAAATCATTCCGTCCTCTCCGATTGTTGCCGCGTAGCTGCAATCAATCCGATAGACGGAATTGTTGTACAGCCCATTCAACGGGGCAAACGATTTGCGATAAAATTTAAGCGGTTCAAGAACAGAATCCACGATTCCAACGATGGAACGTGCTTCTGCAATACGTCCCGTGTCTTTGTTAGAGTAGACCCGCACACGCAGGGAAACGGCAGCGTACTTACTGTGACCGGCAGAATCAATGTGTACAGGAAGATTGCTGTTTTCCTCTATCTGCACACACGGAAACTTCTTGACATTGCTGTCATTGATTTCACCAGTAACGAAGATGCCAGGCACTTGCTTTCGCAGTTCCTTAGCAACAGCCGTGAAGATAGAATTGAAATAATCGATCAACTATTCCAAACCTCCCTCCACGTTGCTTCTACTTGAGAAGCCATTTCCTCAACAGCCCCCCACATAGCCATAGCTGGCTCGTTACCATCGGTGTAATTCAACTGGCCTTTGCCATCCACCTGTTTAACAGGCGTACCAGCATTGCCGGATTCTCCGTAGTAGTACCATCTACGGTTTGCGCCTTGCCCTTTGCCGTAGGAGCCATGCGCACCAACGCCGGGCGGCAGTTCACCGCCATATCCGTTGTGATGTGCGCCAGTGCCAAACTCGATAAAGGCAACTGACTTGCCCTCTGCAACGATGGTACAGGTCTTGTCTTTCTGATTGATACGGCATTTCACGTCATTGGAACCAGCGTATTCCGCATTAGCGAAACGCATCTTTGCGACTTCAAGCCCAAGCCAAGAAAGACGAAAAGCAAACGCTCTAGCCTTTTTGTTCAGGGTGGCCTTGTACTCCTGTATCTGACGTTCCGCATCACGAAGTCCGGCATTGCTCAACCTCACTTTAATTTTCACTTGCGGCCACCTCTTTCAGCGCATACAACGTGTCTGTGATATGCTCTGCGACCTTGACCACAGTGTAATTGAAGGGCTTTGAGACGTCCGTCTGAAACCAGACGCGCGTACCTTCATAAAGCGGTGTGTTGTGCTTTTTGCTGGACGAACTGACAACGTAGCTGTAATCCGTAAACGCGCCAAAAGGATTGGCTTCAGCAGAACCGGTAGGCGGGCTGACGTTCAGCATCAGCTTTGCGGGTTCGCTCCACGATTCGTATGCGGATTCGCCAGTCTCGTTTCCCCACTCATCCACAACAGGCTTTTTCTCGCCGACCGGGTTTGAATACCACAGCGGGCGTTTGTCCAGCGGGCTTCCATTGAACATCAGCCGATAACACCTACTCTCGGAACCACTTCGTTAAGCAGGGACTGCGCCACATCGGAACTTTCCCAAACACGAGTAATGCCGTTGTTGGTATAGCTCGTCTGTCCGTTTGCGCCGATGTGGTTATACAGTTCCGCTGCAATGCGTATCTGCAACGACTGATACTGCAAGGGCAGCTCGTCCGGTCTGTTGCCGAAGGGGTAGCCCTGTGCAAATATCTTGTCTTTAGCGAAATCAAGCAGCAGGTCGAAGAGTGGGTAGTCCTCGTCCGTGACTTCACGGTCAAGTGCAGGGGCGATGTACTGTCCCAGCTTGACTGCCGCTTCGGAATACTGGTCTCCCATGCTGCTTTCCTCCTTTCGCCTTAGAAAGCCTTGATGCAGTACACAGCGTCCATGCGCTCAAAGGACGGCAGGACGATTTCGGAAGCGTAGACGTTGGCGTTGACCGGGTGGACGGTCAGCTCGGTGGTGATGGCAACACCAGTGTTCACGATGGACACGGATGCACCAGACTGACCAGACAGCAGGTCGGCTTCCTCAGGGGTAGTGCCGTACCAAGTGCTGCCCAGAGCGCCGGAAGGAGCAACCACCACCATGCCATCGGGCAGGTACTTCTCGCTTGCGCTGTACTGGTCTGCCTTGAACATCTTGTCATACAGATGGATGGTCAGGCCGGTTGCAGATTCGATAATCTGCCGTGCTTCGCTGTCCAGCAGAACGGCGTTTGCCTTTGCGGTGACGGTCATAAACCGATTCTTCACCTCGTCCGCAGCAATCATGTTGCGGAAGGTGGCGGTGTTCATGTACACTTCGGTCACGACCTCGCCCACGCTTGCCAGAACAGCATCCTTTGCGGCGTTCAGATCAGCAATGGGGGTGGCAGTGGTGACGTTCCACTTGGACTTTGCGACAGAGACTTCCTTGTAGTTGGTGGACTTCCAAGTGCCGTCCGGGTCGTAGTTGTAGGTGTAGTTCACACCGTTTGCCTTGATGGTGATGCCGGGAACGCCATTGGCGGGAGCCAGCAGCTGCCAGATCATACGCTCAGGTACGATGCGTGCGCCAGTGATAAGCTGTGCGGTATCATCGTACAGGCGGTTCATCACGTCACGGGCGTAGGGGTCGTTGCTGTCCAGAACACGCAGGATTTCCTGACGGTCTTTCTCGCCCAGATGGTAGCCCTCGCGGAAGAACGGCATCTCGGTCTCATCGAACTTGAAGCCCTCACGGGTGCGGAACGTAGCCTTTGCGTCAAATGCGCTGGGCATCAGGGAAACGCCAACGCCCTTGTGACCACGCAGCCACTTCAGGTCGAGACCGGCCTTCTTCTTGGCGGGAAACAGTGCATCAGATGCAAAGGGCATCGCGTTGGTAGGGTCATTCGTCCAATAGGCGGCAATCGCAGCCGGGGCAAAGACTTCCTTAAGATTCAGTGCCATGTTGTTTTACCTCCTATTAAGCGTTCACGCTGATGTTGTCACGGCAGAAGATGCCAGGAATGGCAGTCTTGAGCGCAGTAATCGCATCAGAATCATAGGTGAAGCCAGAGCTTGCGGCAGCCTTTTTGGTGTCGATAACGCCACGAATCAGCAGGGAAGCATTGGGGTTCTCTGCCGGGTCAACGTCATACAACAGAATGCCGTCTGCGGTGGCAGAAGTTGCCTTCTTGCCAGCCAGCGTCATGGGATAGCCAGCCTTAACCGCAGTAGCTTCGGTCACGGTAAAGGGGATGGCGGTGTAGTCATTGGAAGCAAGGATGGTATCGTTGATTCCGTTGACTGTGTTTTGGGTAAACTTCATGTTTTCCTCCTTGTTAATGGAAAGCACTCATTGCGTCACTCGATGCCTTAGAAACATTTGCGTTCTGCTGTGCAAGGCTCTTAGCAAACGCAACGCCCTCGCTGTCAGAGCCGCCCTTGCCATCCGCGCCCGGAGGTGTGGGCATATCCTTCAGCAGGGAAGCCTTGTATGCGGTGTCGTGGGCGGTCATAAACTCCGACTGGAACTTAAACACCTTGTCCATGTCACCGTCAGCCAGCGCAGATGCAGCCTTGTTGGCAAGTTCAGCGTCATAACCCTGTGCAACGAACTTCTCACGGTAAGATGCAAGGGTCTTTTCCTTGACGAGGTTTTCCTTATCGGCAGTCAAGGCTTCAATCTGCTTCTGCATCTCTGCCAGCTTGTCAGCCTGTTCCTGTGCGGCATTCTCGTCATCGGTGCGCTTTGCCTTGAGCTGCTTCTTGTACTCAGCAGCTTCGCCGTTGGCTTTCGTCACGGCGTTGCGCAGCTTTTCTACCTCTGCGTTAGGGTCTGCAACCTTTTCAAGCGCAGAAATGATTTCATCGGCGGTCATGCCCTCTTTGTAGGCATCACCAAGCAACACATTGAGTTTCATATTGTTAATTTCCTCCTGCGTTTTTTTACCGTTGCTTCCCTGCAACGCTGCGAAATTTGTATCCCGGCTTCCCTGCCGGAATATATCAGCCCGAAAATTCGGGATGATTACATATTGTCCACAAGCTCTTTGTAGCTGATCCCGCTAGTCAGACCGGGCGATTCTTCACTATCCGTTCCAACGAAATGAGCATTTTTAACACTCGGATGTAAATACTCAATCATTGCAAAATTAGCCACATCAATCAGCCATTCGGTATTTCCCGTTTCGAGATATTTTTGAATGCGTGGTTGAATCTCCTTGACAGCTTGTGCCAATTCAGGATAAGTTTGGCTCATCCAGCCATACTTATAATGAGAGACAAGGATTCGGTTTTGCATTTTCTTGACAAAATCGTCATCCCAATCCCTTGCAAGGATTTCACTGTTTGATTCCATCGCTGTTCTCCGAGTTGGTATCAGTAGACTGTTTGTCTGTCATGTTTCCGATATTTGTGTCGGTGATGTCCTGTTTGGGCTGTTCCTGCGGATTCGGTGCCTTCCCATCATCACCCAGCTTTCCAGCAGCAATCAGGAAGGGCTTGCTCATCTCATAAGCAGCCTGCGGGTCAGGGAACAGACCGGGCGTAGTAAACGCCAACTGCGGGTCAATGGTTTGCTGCAACATCTGCGCGAAAATCTGAACCTTGCTCTGCTGGTTGTCGTACTGGCGGCGTGGCAGTTTAATGTTGATGTCGCTTGCCATCAGCTTAGAACCAGCCGTGTCACGCAGGATTTTCAGCATTACAGACAGGCTTTGGCGTTCAGCGAACTTGAACATATTCTCGTACTGCTGCGCCCTTGCTTCAGTGTGATTCCAACCATTGCGGACGATAACTGCGCCCACGTTGTCGGATGTTGCGTTCTCGCTACCAGTGGCACTAGGCATGGCAGTCAGACTGCGGTACACGTTCAACATGGAATCAATCAGAATCTGCGTTTGCTGCTGGTTCAGCTCGTTTGCAAGCTGTTTTACATCGGCAGCAAGTCCAGAAGTAGACTTGATCGACATTGCGCCCATAGCCTTAACAGCTTCCAACGCTTCTTTATCAACAAGACAGTTAATAAAGACCATGATGGATTGGATGAACTGCTCTACGCCATCAAGACGATTGCTCTCCAGCAGGTTGATAGCATCCAGCACGGGGATAGCCGGTTCAAACAAGCCCATACGCTCCGGGTTCAGCTTGTATTCGACCATCGGCAACATTCCGAGAGAATGGCTTTCCGACTTTGTGACCTTGCCGTTGTCGATTTCAAAGTACTGATTCGGCGTATACACGCAAATTAGGTCGTTTAGGCCATTCTGATAATTGCGTGGGATGTGCAGCACATTAGCGATGGGCTTGTGCCCGATGCCGGAGTTGTAAATCACATACGCCATATCCGGGTCGGGAACATCTACCAGTAGGGGTGTTTCGTCCGGGTAGTTGCCGTTGTACCCCTTGTCAGGAAGAACAATGCGGTATCCTTGTCCGCACTCCAACATCCACTGCCAGAGCCGCCGATCAAGCGCGTCCTTACCCTCATACTGCAAAGCATTGGACAGGCGGGCGATTTCCTCACCGTCACCAGTTGCCGTTTCAGACCGCACATAAGAGCAAGGTGTGCCGCTCATGTAGCCGGTGTAGAACCCCACGCACTCGTTGGCATGGTTCTCTACAATGCGGTTGGTGATTTCAGCGTGATATTCCTTTGTGCGATGGAGGACAGGCTGGCTACCCAAGTAGTAGTTGTGCAGAAAGCGAATCTCGTTCTTGTTCAGTAGATGAATAGGCTCCGCCTTGCCCATGACCACTTTCAGCACGTTCGTCTGATTGATTTCCGTCTCCGGCGTTTCAATCGGTCTGCGTCCGGTCAGCGGCTTATTCAAAAAGCCATCAACAACTATCTGATACTCAGCCATGCGTTCCTCCTTTCCGGCAAAATAAAAAGCGCAGCAAGACAAACCTGTTAAGGTCTATCTCACTGCGCTTACAACTGCGCTTCAAAAGCTATTCAGTTTTTAAACTTTGGTACGGAGACCCATGCATCTTTTGGAAGGTTAGAATCTCCGATTGTAATCCAATGGCAAAGAGGACACAGAAGGGAGAACTTACCTTCTACTTCGCCAAGATAACGTCCGCAATCACACGGATTGCCATTTGCGTCTTTTCGAGGGCGCTTGCATCGTACTTTTGCTACCATCTGTGCTCCTTTCTTTGAATTTCTGGAAACAGGCTGTTGAGCACAGACCTGTCAGAAGCTACCGGGAAACTGTTCGCACTTCCAGCCGTGCTATTCTTCGCCCGAAGAAAACCATTGCAGCCTTTACATTCAGTTTGACGGACAGACGTAAAACGGGTAAGCTGCAATTTTGGTGCTGCATAATGGATTTGAACCAATGCATGTCCGGTTATGAGCCGGATGCTCTAGCCGTACTGAGCTAATGCAACATAGAAGCCCGGCTTGATTGGTTAACCGCTGCTCTTTGCAATGTCATGCCTAAACATCACATTGAGAGCCGGGAA